ACTGAGATTGATCGCTCAAAGATTCGTCGCGGTCTTCGTATCACGCCAATCATACCGTCTCGTCGTCATACATAATCTGATGTATAATTGGATTAGACCTGGGAGAGGGTTATTCATTAACCTACCCCTGGGAGATCCAAATGGAAATTGCAAAGAAGATTTTCAAGAGAACTATTGCTCTTGTGATCCTAAAAGTTAGCGGTGTTCTAGCCGCTGGTTCAATCGCCGGAGTCGAACTCTGGCAGTCAGCCCTTGTCGCCGCATTTGTTGGTGTCATGGAAGTTGCTGAGTCTCTAGCACGTGCCTACGTTGTAGACGGTGTTCTTGACGAAGACGAAATCAACGTTGCTTTTGCATCGTCTGCTGAAGCAGAGGTTGCTAAGAACAAGGCTGCATCAGAACTCTAAACTGAGTAAAAAGATACCCCCTCTTTCGAGGGGGTATTCTTTTACAGGGCGTCTTGTCGACTATTGAGTCTTGATCGAGTCACTGCATAGTAGAGTGGGTTGGCTGAGCTAAGCCCGAGCTCCTTAGCAAGCTTCGCTAGGGATATCTTGTTGACCTCGTACTCATGGCGGATCTGGTCGTGGTATGCGGCTGACCCATCCTCTAGGTGAGCCAACTTAACTCGTACTGCGGCTTCTACCACTTCATGCGGTGAGGACTTGCTGTTCTTACCTTTTGGCTCTGCTGGAATTTCATCGGTCAAAATTCTTCTGCGGATGCCAGGGTAGGTTACGTCCAGACGCTTTGCCATCTGTATTAGGCTCCCGCCCTTGCGGTAGAACTCGACTAGGAGTCGAGTGTACTCGCGGGAAGCGTCATGCTGCGGCGACTTGGTTGTTCTAGAGCCGTAGGCTTTTCTAGCTAGCGGAAGCAGTGGCTCCATCTGTATCGCGTAGTATTCGAAGATCTCTTCGTTCATGTTGCTCCTTTTATCTGGTACTTACATAATAATAGGTGTAATGATAAATTGCAAACTAATTTTTGCTAATCTTTGTGTTAGAATGTAGTTCTGAAGACAGGAGCCCAAATGGCAAAAGGTAAAGGCGGAGGCGGACAGAAGTCCGGTCCAGCTCGTAACGACTCACGCACGAACGGTAAGGCTGCTAAGAAGCGTCCAAAGATTTTTGACGCAATCAAGCGCCGACTGGTTACTCGCGACTAATGGGTCTTAAGCTCATTGCTTTCGATCTCGATGGGACCCTTGCACCTAGCAAGGGTCCTATTTCGTGCGAGATGGCTAAGGCTCTTAAGAGTCTTCTAGATATCACGCAGGTGTGCATCATTAGCGGCGGTACCGAGCAGCAGATTATGTCTCAGGTAGTTAGTAAGCTTCCTGCCGGTGCTAACCTCCGAAACCTACACCTAATGCCGACAAGCGGTGCTCGTTACCTCAAGCGCCACTTTGGTCGTTGGCGTACTGTATACTCGGAAGACTTTACTCCAGCTCAGGCTGAGAGAATTATTAGTGTGTTGCACGTGTCTGCTGCATTGCTTGGGGTGTGGCCGGACAATCCATATGGCGAGGTAATCGACAATCGCGGCTCTCAGATAACATTCTCCGCTCTAGGGCAAGATGCCCCGTTGGAAGAGAAAGAAGCCTGGGATCCTGATAAATCTAGGCGTGATCAGCTGAGGAGAACCGTAGCTTCAATGCTGCCTGAGTTCGATGTGCGGTCAGGTGGGTCTACTAGCATAGACATTACTAGGCTTGGTATCGATAAAAGCTATGGAATCTATGAGCTCTGCAAGCGTACTCACATATCCCCAGACAGTATTCTGTTTGTTGGAGATCGGCTTGAGCCTGGCGGCAACGACTTCCCTGTTATAGGTACTGGAGTAGACTTTCAGCATGTGTTTAGCCCGGAAGAGACGCTAGTCCTAATTCGTAATCTGCTGTAAAATAGAAGCATGGGCTATACAGGAAAAAAGAAACGCGACTACCAGCTCGCCTTTGTAACTAAACGCAAACGCGAGTGGATTGAGTCCAAGGGCGGTAAGTGCGTCAAGTGTGGCTCTACTCGGAACCTTGAAGTTGATCACAAGGACCAAGACAACAAGACCTTCAATCCTCGAGACATCTGGTCTCGTAGCGAAGAGGTTCGTAAGAAAGAGCTTAAGGACTGCCAAGTTCTGTGTGAGTCGTGTCACGAAGACAAGACTGCTCTCCAGAACAGCAAGAATGGCGAAGCTGCCCTTCTCGCTTGTGGTACAGCAGAAAAGTTTGAGAATGGTTGCCGCTGCTTTACATGTAAAGAAGAACACATCCTCAGCTGGCGCGATGCGCAAAAATCTGCTACACTTTAATTACAACTGAATAGTGTTCACGGGGATGACAGGTTTCGACGTTAAATCTGAAGTCGGTGAAGCAAGCAGAGACGGCCACGCACTCTTAAGTGTGGCAAACCCCTAAATGCAAACTCACGTTCCGCATTCGCACTAGCAGCGTAGCCTCGCTACTCCGCTAAGGCCCCTGACAAAGCAGTAGTTCTAGCTGGGCAGTCAGGTTCTAAATAAGTAGAACAACCTGTAGTACGTCGATGCTGTGGACGTTAAACCCCAGCACCACAGGATGTGGCAGTTCGGTCCTGGAAATATAAACTGCCTAAGCTTGTAGAAGAACAATTAAATATTTAGCGGACGGGGCTCTCGGATGCCCCCATCTCCACTAACCAGACCGTTAGGCGGTCGAACAGGTAATGGCCGTCCGGACGGTCGGCTCGATGCCTGGGGATAAAGCCTCATCTTCGGATGAGGTTTTTATTTTGTGTGCTATGATAAGCATGTCCCCTCAATGATAGAAGACGTATGAAAAAGACACTTGCCATTTTTGGCATCGCTGGCCTATTGGCAGCAACACTTTCCGGATGCGCTGCAGGGCCTACCACACTTCAGAAGGTTTCTGAAGAGTGCAACCTGTCTGACGGTTTTCGGATTGGTGACGAAGGTAAGACCCTGTCCCTAGACATGATGGGTGAAGACGAATACACTGGTGCCAACATCGATGATATCGTCTGCGTAGTTCAGTCGCAGCGTATCAAGATGCCTGAGTTTATCATCAACAGTATCGAGACTACTCGTGCTCTTGACGGTAAGCAGACTGGTGACTGGGACGGCTTTGAGGCTGAGTGGTCATACCACCCAGACAATGGCCTAGACCTAATGATTCACCAGAAGTAGTCGTGACCGAACTTCCAGACTCTAAGTACCAGGTTATCCTTATGGATCCACCCTGGTCTTATTATGGTGCCCAGGATAAGATGGGTGCAGCTGCGAAGTTCTATCCGACTATGTCGGACGAAGATCTGATGGCAATGGACATCAAGGGCATTTTGGAAAAGCCTGGAGTGGTTTTTATGTGGGTTACCTCTCCTCGCTTGGACTTTGCCATCGATCTTCTCCGGCATTGGGGGCTAACTTATCGTGGGGTAGCGTTCACCTGGATTAAGACCAGGGCGGATGGAGTTACTCCAATCGGGGCGCAGGGTGTTCGCCCAAGCGTAGTGAAGCCAACAGCCGAGTACGTGCTGGTTGCTTCGAACATTCCTAAAGGCAGACCGCTGCCTATTTCAGATGAGGGTGTGCCTCATACTATTCTTGCTGCTAAGATGGAGCATTCGCGGAAGCCGGACGAGGTCCACCGCAGGATTGAGCGTCTATACCCAGACGCTACAAAGCTGGAGATGTTTGCCAGACGTCCAATGGAAGGTTGGAGCGTTTGGGGGAATGAGGTATAGTGGGTAGGAAAAAGAGCAAGGGTCCTGAAGGACCTCGCCCTAACGACAGCTGGAAGTACATCCTGGAGATGCAGATCAACGGGAGGAACGTCAGCAAGGGAACCGAGCTGAAGATACGCGGGGAGCGTGGGCGTTATAGATTTGTCCAATACATTGTCACTCCGACAACCGAGTGGTTAGATGTGTGGGGCGGAAAGAAGGGGGCTGAGCAGATGCGAAGCTTCAAGCTGGACCGAGTAAAGACAGTCCACTACAAGAACCAAACCGTACAGAACCTTGCTGCTGAATACAAGCAGAAGTTAAAAGATAAGAAAGAAGAACTCAATGAGTCAGATCAAGATTAAGCCAATCGGCAACCGAGTTGCCATCCTGCAGAAAGATGCAGAGCAGACAACTGCCTCTGGACTAATCATTCCAGACGTAGCGCAGGAGAAGCCGCAGCAGGGTGAAGTAGTTGCCATCGGCAGTAAGGTAGAGGACATCGCTGTAGGCGACACCGTAATCTACTCGAAGTACGCTGGCACTACCCTGACCCTTGGATCTAAGGAATACCTAGTCCTTGCAGAAGAAGATGTCTTCGCTGTATTAGGCTAAATAAGTCAGTCATATAAAGTTAAGATATACTAGAGTTATGAGCTGCGTATATGGTTTATTCTCAACTAAAGAGCCTGATAGGATTCGTTACATTGGGATTAGTAAATATGAGAATGCTGATAAAAGATTTGCTGCCCACCTTAGCTCGGCTAGAAACGGCAATAAGGTAAAACATCTTCCGGTCTACAAATGGATAAACAGACATGAGTCAGATGGATTCTCTATTGGGTATGTGATACTAGAGTCTGGCCTATCCTGGGATGAAGCCTGCGTCTTAGAGGCTTCTCATATTAGCGACTATCGAGTAAAAGATTCTAGTCTACTTAATGTCACTGATGGCGGAGATGGTTTTGTTGGCGGGTCTCACACTAGTGAGTCTATAGAAAAGATTAGGGCCTACTGGACTCCGGAAAAGAGGGCGGCTCAGAGGGATAGGACTATGAGCAGGCCTAAGCATGTCTTCACTGAAGAGCAGATCAAGTTAATGAGTGAAAAAGCTAAAGGTAGACATCAAAGCCTTAGGGATAGCGGGTTGGTGTGGGGGATGGATGTTGGCCCCAAGGATAAAACGCCTAAAGAGGTAAAGGATAGGATTTTAGCGGAGCGTAGGTCTGGTACTAGTTTTGGTAAAATAGCCGCGGGTTTAAATAAGGATAGCGTACCTACATCTAATGGTGGTAAGTGGTATCCAACTAGTGTAAAAAACATATATGACAGGCTCAGCTAGTAAAACCGTATAAGATTATAAATAGTTTAGGTTTAAGTTTACACGCACAAAAGAGGCTCCCTTCGGGGGGCCTTTTCTGTACAATATGATACTTTATATAATAAAATCTCGACGTCCGGTAGAAGTTTGAACGAAGCTTCGTGATAAGTTGTGTCGGAGCTAGATCCGCGCGTTCGTGCTGATTTGACATATTTCTTTGGGGGGATGTAAGATGTAGATATGAGTAAAGATTTCTTTGAACTGTTCAGCAAGTACAATCCGCTGAAAGCTAAGGATACTGAAGAGTATTCTCTGGATGAGCACATTCACACCTTCTACAAGACTCCGCAAGGTGGAGCCAAGTATGTATGCAACTGTGGTAAGTCCATGTCGAATGATGAGGTCTTCGAGACCGATTTGTCGACGTCCATAAGGAAACTATCGGAAACAGAAGAGATTCTGGACCTGATTGACAAGATGATGAAAAACCCTCCGATGCGTGGAGACATTGCGCTATCGGACCTGAAAAGACAGATACTAGAGATGCTAGGAGAGCAGAAGTAGTGTGCAAGATTGACAGTTGCGAGAAAAAGGTTTTTGGGCGGGGGATGTGCTCAATGCACTACTTCCGCGAAAAGCGAAGTGGCGACGTCCAGGAAGTCAGCGATGAAATCTATATCGAGGACATGGAGGACTTCTGGCAGTTCGTTAAGAAGGAACTTAACATTGCCTAAAAAGATTGTTCTGGTGACCGGAGGGTTCGACCCTGTGCACTCCGGTCACATCTCGTACATCCGAGCCGCGCGTGGGTTGGGCGACGTCCTTATTGTTGGAGTCAACTCGGACGCTTGGTTGGCTCGCAAGAAAGGTGAGCCTTTCATGCCCTTTGACGAGCGTGGCGGCATCATTGAGGAGTTCAAGTCTGTCGACGTCGTTATTGAGTTTGATGACGCGGATGGTACAGCAATAGACGCGATTAAGCAGGTTCTCGAGCTTTACCCTGAGGACGAGGTTATCTTTGCCAATGGCGGGGACAGGACGCTTGACAACATACCTGAGATGGTGGTAGAGTCGGAAAGACTTCACTTCGTTTTTGGCGTAGGTGGGGAAGACAAGAAGAACAGCTCGAGCTGGATTCTGAAAGACTATAAGGAGAGAGTTAATGGCACTAAGTAGTGAGTGTGAAGTACATGGTTGGAGCTGGGACCCTGCTGACGACATGGGTTGCCCCATCTGTCACGCGACTAAGGTTGAGCGCGAGCGCACGCTGACTATCCTAGAGCGTAAGCTGTCTGAGATGGCCGACGTCCTTAAGGGGTCAATGTCGGTCAACGACCTAAATGACTTGATTGACGAGATTGCGTTTTCGGACAAGGTTGAGTTTGATAGAGACGGAGAGAACGAGTGAGAGACTGGAAATACTATGTCGCACGTTCGTGGATGACAACTGTTTACGTTGTGCTTGGCGCTGCTCTTTTTGGGCTGCTTGGGCTATTTGTTTATGCAGCTACCCAGGTCCTTGAGATTCAGATCTTCCTGCTTTTTGTGGCGGCTGGGATAGTTATTACCCTAGTCGTTAGTTTCACTAAGTGGGCAGATCGCTATATCGAGAAAGTTCGCATCGCGGAGAAAAAGAAGGTTAAGAAATAAATGTTTGATATGACTCAAGGAGTCTGCAAAGACGAAAAAGATTTGGACGTCTTCTTTCCAGATGATGATGGTGCCTATGACCGCGAGACCCTGCGTTATGCAAAGTCTATTTGCATGAGATGCCCTGTTCAAAAGGAGTGTCGAGACATGGGGCTGACAATGCTTGATGAAGTTGGAGTCTGGGGTGGTCTAACGGAGAGGGAGAGACGCCGAGTTGCCAGGGGCACTGACAAGCCGAAAGGTCATGCATTGGTAGTGGCCAGGGCCGTAAACGCTGACCGGCCAAGAATGGCTTTGGAGGCAAGCATTCACCTATACAAGCAGGCCCTAGAAGAGCAACGGGAAGGTATGCCTCTGGAGACCTTTGACATACTTCAGGCGCGAATCAATAATCCAGACCTCTCATTGAGCGAGATCGGAAAGCTGCTTGGTACATCTAAAGACATAATCTCTGGTAGGTTGCGTAGAGTGAAAGAGGCTGTAGCCTCTGGTAGAAAGATTGACTGGACTCAAGGAAGGCAAGGAATCTAGGGCTTATGTCAGAAAACGAAAACGTCGACGTCCAGAGGGAAATCCTTGGAGAGAAGATTGAGATTGTGGAGATTACTTTGAAAGTGCTCCGTGAGAAACTAGATCTTATTGAAGCACAGCTTGATGTTCTGCAAAGGTTGACTGACTAGGTGTGCTAGAATAATCTCGAATCAGGCGCTATTTGGTGGTTCTTCTATGCGCCTTGCCGGAACGGTTCCGGACACGCCAGTAAGGATTCATCTGGCAAACTGCCCTTATAGCTCAACGGTAGAGCGCCGCTCTTGTAAAGCGGAGGTTGTGATCTCGGAATTCACTGGGGGCTCCAGATAAGTTACAATAGAAGTATGAAAGATCCGCACTCTCCCGCGGGGCTAGAAGACATTGACTTCGAACTAGAAAAACTAGAAGCCTACGCTGTGGACCAAGTTAGAAGAGCCGAGCAACTCGGTGAAGACCGTCAGCGCGTTGAGTTCTTTGAGAAGCTCCGAGATCTGATTGGGGAGAAGGATGCTGCCGGAGATTCGGTGGCGGTAGAAGTTCTCTCTTGGGTCTACGAAAAACTTTCTGAACTCTGACTTGACAAAATGTCGTCGACGTCCCTAAGATGTATATATGAACGACTTTCAAAAAGAGTGTGAGCGCGTCGCTAAGCAAATAAAGCTTGAGCGTTTGATGCAGCAAAAGCGCCTGTATGAACAAGCAAAACGTCAACGTAAGGAAGAAAGGTTGAGTCGCTGTGAGCGCAACGTATAGTAAGAAGTCTCTAGAGGAGATCCTCCGCGAGGCTGTAAATACTCCGCGCTGTGTGTGTGGTTGTGGCCGATACTCTGCTGAGAATACTTTCTCTAGCCCTGAGTGCTTCAACCGTGAAGAAGAGGAAGTGATTTACTAATGGGCTGGAGAAGTATGGAGGCGGACTGGGACAACGGAATCGCGTATTGCGGAGAGTGTGCGCGTGAGTTCAGTGCTGCAGATAGTGTCGTGGAGGGCGGGGCTGAAGATGCAATTTGCTCGGATGAGTGCTACGATAAATACATAGGTGGTCCTGTTGTAGTGAACACCTTTTATATTCCGGAAAACAATGGTGAGGAGCCAGACGTTGTCTACTAAAGAAACAGTGTCGTTGAAGATTGGGGATCGAATCGTCGACGTCCCTAAGTATCTAGATCTTCCTGTAAAAACTATGATGGTAATCCTTAAGGAAAAGGATCCTAACCAACAGTTCATGTTGTCTTTGGAGGCTCTGTGCGAGCAACTGGAGGAGGAGGACGTGGACGTGATTGACGGTATGTCTGCTAGTGAGGCGGTTGCTTTGGTTACTGAGTGGATGAGCAAGTCAACGGAGCGTGATGGAGAGGAGCCAGAGATTGTCTAGGATTGCTGAGCACGCTATTGGTTCTAGTATCGGTATAGAGACTATCCCTTGGCCTAGGTGCAAGGTTTGCGATGGAGCTATCTATAAGGGGTTCAACGAGGACCGCGTTCGTAATGTCGCTACAGATGATGATGGAAAGCTCTACCACATCTTCGCGATTGACTGTATGCTGAGTCCTAGAGTTTTTAACAAAGAGGAGCCGGACATTGTTTATTGAGAGACCTTGGGGCGGCTACATGATTGTTTACAGTAGCCCTGAAGTTACCATGAAGATTCTCAAGGTGCTTCCTGGAAAGCGCCTGTCGCTGCAAACTCACGCTCTTCGTTCGGAAGAGTGGCGTCCGATTACTGGCGGGCTGTCAGCTCGCATAGGCGCTGGTATGTATGATTTGGTGGTTGGCAAAACCTATATCGTCGACGTCGGTATGGTTCATAGACTAATCAATGATGGGAGTGATGTTGGATATGTTGCGGAAATCATAAAAGGTGTGTACCATGAAGAAGACATTGAAAGATTGGAAGATGACTATGGCAGATCTTGAGTTTCGAGTTGGTGGGTTTCCTTTTGTGGCTAAGAACTACAAAGAGGACATTGAGCTGAACTTTGGTATGACGCGTTCGCTAGCTATGAGTGGTGGGGAGATTACGTTTTCTTTTCTGCCTTACATGCTTTCGGCTTTGAAGACTAAGCGTGACAAAGATGTTTTTAACTCGTTAGCGAATCCTGTGAAGCTTCGCGTAATCAAAGTTTGGTATGACGCCTGTAATGGTGTAGGTTTGTCGACGTCCCTAAATAATGGAGAAGAGCCTGACATTGTCTACTGATTTACAGCTTGGGGATTACGCTGTCTTTAAAAACAGCCCTGACATACACACCGCTGACGTCTATAAGGTTGTTCGTATCGTTACGAGTGGTTATGGCTTTAATATTGAGCGTGTAGTTATGGTTGCTTCGGAAGATGGAAAAGAGTACCCTGTGACTGATAATCAACTTATTCGAGTTGCTGGACCAGTGGTGAGTCATCTTAATCTTGGTGAGGAGCCAAATATTGTCTACTGACATTAGAATCAATCACAAGGGTATGGTTCTCTTTGCTAAGCCTCTGCTCGAACTGCAGGGGGAAACTGGTGGAGAGTATGTTCCTTACATAATCAAATACCGCGCTATGAATATAGCTGAGGATACGTTTGCTAGATACGCTCTCGTTAAGTCCACTGAATATACCTATCAAATGTTTGTGGACCTTGAGCCGCATGAACGTAGGGGTATCGTGGAGCGCTGGTTAGATGAATCTCTGATTCCTGGTAAATATGAGGAACCGGACATTGTCTACTGAGCCTGAGTTTGGCATAGAGGATTACCCTGAGCCGGACTACCGCTGCTTTAGATGTGGTGAAGATCTTTCGGATGAAGATGAAGAGACTTATAGTGAGTGGGCTGCAGTAGATACTGGTGAGCCTATCCTCCTACATAATGAGGATTGCCTTGAGCCTCCTGCAATGTCGTTCTTTAGGACCTGTGAGTGCTGCGAGTCTGAGTTTGATTTGTCTGATCAGAGGTTTGTGGTGGGGGAGGGTAAGACTTGGTACTGCAGCGAAGGGTGTAAGATTAGACATGAACGTGTTTGTCTTATGAATGTTGAGGAACCTGATATTGTCTACTAACTCCTTTGTCGGAAAAAAGGTTTCCATCGGACTTCGATATGTAATCGAGATGGGTGCAGCTGAGGGTGTAGTTATTGAGGAGAGTTCAATAGGGGTTCTTGTTCAGGTAAAACGTAATACTGTGTTCTACCCGTGGACGTCCATTGTGTATCTTCGTATTGACGAATAACAAAACGCTGTGCTAGTATTGCGTTATGGAAATCAAATACCGCAGTGACATGACCGTTAAGCTTGTGCAGAGCATGGCTTCGGACTCGGCAGTAACACTGGCTGCCCGCGTATCAACTGGTGCTGTGGAGAGCACTCCGGAAAAAGAAGCCGGACTAATCAACTACCTGATGCGAGATCGTCATGGTTCTCCGTTTGAACACAACGCTTTTACGTTCTACATTGAAGCTCCTATCTTCGTGTTCCGTGAGTTTATGCGTCACCGCATGGCTTCTTACAATGAGGAGAGTGGACGTTACAAGGAGCTGGAGCCTGTGTTCTACGTCCCTAACCTAGAACGTAAGTTGGTTCAAAAAGGTAAGCCAGGTGCTTACGAGTTTGAGCTTGGAGACATTAGTCAGTTGGCTACTGTTTATCGCTCAAGTTACAATGCGAACAAGGCTGCCTATGAGGAGTATCAGAAGATGTTGCACGCTGGTGTAGCCCGAGAGATTGCTCGTGGAGTTCTTCCTGTTGGTTTGTATTCTTCTATGTATGTAACTATGAATGCTCGTGCTTTGATGAACTTCCTGTCGTTACGTACTACCCGTGAGGGAACGCACTTCCCTAGTTTCCCTCAGCGTGAAATCGAAATGGTTGCTGAGCAGATGGAGTGCCACTTCGCAGAGAAGATGCCTCTTACCTATGAAGCCTTCAACAAGAACGGACGCGTGGCACCATAATGGATTCTTATGGCGTAGTTACTATGGGGCCGTGGTTGTTCTCGATTCCGGGACTTCTTGTTTATCTTCTAGGGATCTTCATCATCTTGTTCTGGTCGCGTGACCGTGCTCTTTGGGAGTTCGTTATCTCCACTATTATGTTCAACGTTCTCTGGAACTTGCTTGGATTCGCTTTTGTTGTTCGTGCATAAAACGACATATTTAGCAAACATTGTGATACAATTTAGTTAGTGCGGGAGTTGTTGCCAGCACTAGCATGGACGTTATCAGCCATGTTTCTCCTTTCTGTCAAGAAAAGCCCCTCGAGAAATCGGGGGGTTTTTTCGACTTGACAAACTATTTGTGTAGTGCTAATTTCTAACTATGCAAACATTTCTACCTTTTATTGAGTTCAGTGAGTCAGCTAAGGCCCTGGACAGCAAGCGACTAAACAAGCAAATCCTTGAGGGATACCAGATCCTCAACGTCCTTAGTAATGACGACCCTCGCGCTGGATGGCGCAATCACCCTGCAGTAAAGATGTGGAGAGGTCACGAGGTGGCTCTATGGAACTATATCTTCGAGTGTGTTGAAGAGGCTGACCGCCGAGGCATCAAGACAGACAAGAACGTAGAGAACCTGCGAGCCTTGCGTGATCGTGCTGGTCACATGTGGGGCTATGGTCTTCCTGAGTTGTTTAGCAATGCAGAGGCTCTCAATCGTGTCGTTATGACGCACAGAGCCAACCTCTATAAGAAAGACCCTTACTTCTATGTGGACTTCTGTAATGCTGTGGAGGACGCGTGGAATGAGCCATGCTGCGAGAAGTGCAACTACTACTGGGTGACGCACGTTCCTGCCTAAGATATGGTAGGATGGCGCTATGAGAAACAAAACTACTGAAGTTGTTGCTGTCGACGTCCCTGAGATTATAAATCTGGGTGGAGATTCGTTCTTTGCAACTGTTGAAATCATCAAGACGGATGGTGGCTATAGTACTGAGTGGTGGGTGTCCGGTAACTTTGAGGGGGAGTTACTGGTTGTCGGCTCCCTGTGTGTGCCTGTGTGGGGTGAGACACTGGAAGATGCCAGTAAGAAGGTCGTACACTTACGGAAGACCGTTTTAGACCTGATTCTAAGCGTGTATGACGGGGGTGCAAAGGTGCATTCAACGCCTACAAAGAGCCTAAAGTTCGAGATTGCCAGACGTCATATCACTTACTATGTGGATTCTGGGGTGTTTGTCGGTGCTAAAGATCGTTTTGTGGCTGCTTACAGCCTTGCTCAGCAGTTCCGAGTCAAGGAAATCGCTCAACTACTCTCTGACATTCTTAATGTAAACGTGAGAACTGTCCACGACTGGATCTATCAAGCCCGCCAACGCGGGTAAAAGAAGCCCCCCTACCTCGAAAGGTGGGGGGTTCTCTCTACCGGCGTATTGTATTATGTAATAATTACTTTTATTTCCGGTTAGCCTAGTTTGGCCCAGGTTGCAGCGTCAACAACGCCTGTCGCTGGGATTCCGTGCTTGGTTTGGTATGCCTTTAAAGCAGCCTGAGTCTTTGGACCAAATGCTCCGTCAGGGGCAACACCAATCTTCTTCTGGACTACCTTTACAGCAGTTCCCTTTGAGCCTACCTTTAGTATTTGCTTAGCAGTAGGGGCGGCAACTGGTGCAGCAACTACAGCCTCTGGCTTCACAATAGGGGCTTCCTTTGGAACTGCAACTGTTGGGATCTCTGGTACAGAGTGAGTTGGAGCGAGAGTTACTGGGGCATCTTCAGGGGTTTCCTTGCCTGCTTCGACGTGAGCTCTCTCAAACTCAATGACAGCCTTGCAGAAAGTCATTGGGTTGTAGTAGCCCTTACCATTGTGGAAGCCTGCCATTGGCTGACCCTTGATGTGTCCTGCCCAGATTTCCCAGTGGAGGTGCTTACCAGTTGCGAAACCGGTCATACCCATCTTGCCGATGATTGTGCCAGCTTCGACGCGCTGACCCTTCTTGACTTTGATTGAACCCTTGACCATGTGGAAGTAGGTCCATGTGACCTTCTTGCCCATGACTGTTGACTGGACAATAACTGAATGTCCGCCTGATGTTGGTGAGTCGTTAGGCTTAACTGCAATTACTTTTCCGTCAGCCCATGCCTCTAGGTAGGTGGGTTCTCCACCCTTCCAGATGTCAACACCGTTGTGGTGCTTCTTTGTTTTCTTGATAGGGTGGACGCGCCAACCGAACGGGCTGGTTACCTTCCACGCCTTACCAGGTTTGCCGTCTACCGGCCACTGTGATTTTGCCATTACTTATTCCTTCGAAGTGAATATGAGAGAGGTTCTCTACTTACTAATTTTACTCTTGCTTGGGTTTAGTGATTCGATTGCAGTGGTTGCATAGGCAGTTCTGTAGTGCTTTTCATAGCCTGCTAGGTAGTTTTGGCAGAACGTCATATCATAACGCTTGTCTTTGTTGGTACCCACATAGTCGCGCCAGCTCTTCGTTGCAAGTTTCTGGACATCGTACTTGTTTGGTTCGCTGTAGAACTTTAGATAAAGAAAGAAGCGTTTCATTAGTCTTCATCCTTGTCGCGACGTAGAGGGAACGTAAGAACCCAGACGCAAAGAGTTATCAGGATGAGGTTTCCTGTTAAATCTTTAGCAGAGCCTTCAAGTACGAGCCATGCGACTGCCATACCTAAAAGGGTCCAAGCCTGTTCGATTATGTCTTTAAATAGTCCCAGTAGAAACTTCTTCATATTATTTTCCTATCTTTCTAGATCCGCTTGATGAAACGGAAGCTGTTGAGGCAGCGGCTGCTGCACTTTGAATGGCTGCTCCAGCGGCAACAACCGCTGTAACAACCACCTTCTCGGACTCTTCACGAGTCTTTGGAGACATATCTGAGCCTGCGTTGCCAAAGAAGTTAACAAGCTCTGTAGCGGCTGCTAGACCCGGAATCGCGGCTAAAGATGGGTCAAGCACAATGTCATCTTGCTCCGCGGCTAGATAGAGGGCGTCAAGGGCTTGCTCATATTCGGCGGAGCCTTCTTCGGCTGTGAGGAATACTTCGAGGGCTGCTTCCTTTAGTTCTTCAGCCTGCTCTGGTGTCATCTCTGTTGGGTCAACTTGGGTTAGGTCGGTTTCAAGTAGGGAGTCGGCTGTGATCTCTGCGGGAAGTTCTTGTGAACCTTCCTCCGGAATGGATTCGATTTCGTTAGATGTTGTGCTTGCTTTTTGTGATGCTTGTGTGTATGTTTGTGCAGCAACATTTAATGAAGTCGCTTCTGTTGTTTTAGCTTGAGTAACCTGAGCTTCTGTTTCGCTGAGCTGAGTGTTAGATTCTTCGTGCAAAGTAGACGCCGCCTGGAAGGTTTGTTCGGCGGCGACAACATTTGATGAAGCAACTTCGACGTTCGTTGTAGCTTCTGTAACTTGAGAAACTGCTTGTTGTTCCTGAACCTGGATGTCCTGAACCGTTGCTTGTTTTGCTTCGTAAGAAGTTGTGATAGCGTCGAGCTCCTGCATCTCCGTTAGAAGTGTTGCTTCTGCCGATGTCTTAAGTTCTTGCAACGAGTTCTTCGTTGAAAGTTTTGCGTCGTAGCTAGTTTGTGCTTCAGTAAACGCTGCTTGCTTCTGTTGAAGAATTGGTAGAAGTGCTGGGTCTTTGATGAGTGGTGCAGTAGGAGCGCCTAGGTACGAGATAGTCCCTGTGATGTGCTTGTATTGTCCGCCACAAGGGTCACCCCAAACAGAGTTGAGTGCTTGGATTGTGATGCTAGAAAGTCCGTTGATGTTTGGTGCAATGTTACGCCCGCAAGTTGGGTTGTTGATTGATTCGTAGCGTAGGTTAGATGAGGTAAAGGTTGCACCTGCTGGTGCGTTGAAAGTTGCTTGACCGCCTTCATTAATCTTTACATTGAGAGTTCCCTCGGTGGTAACTAGTTCGGTGGTGTAGTAGGTCTCGTAGGTGTAGTAGGTTTCCTGCTCGTAAGTGATGACTTCTTCATAGGTTGTTTCAGTCACCATCTGCCCGTGAGAAACTTGAAGAACTGGGTTCTTAACGTGAGGTCCATAAACTCCGTACCAAAAACCAGAGTCAACACCCGTAAATGAGACTGTGATGTAGGAAACAGGACCTGTTGCTGTGAGTGAGACAGACTTTCTATCCCAGTCGTGTGCTCCGGTTGATGTGTAGGTCGCTGAACCTACTGTGTTTTGATTGATGTCCTTAGCTTCGACAGTCATCGAGTAGTTGTCTACCCTGCCCGTGTTGGAATCATTGTTAAACCAGTCGGCAGATAGGGTGAGGGTAGCGTTCTGGAAAGGACCAGAGAACAGACCTTGACTTACTGTTTGAGTTTGGTAAGAGAATACAACCTCCCCATTTATAAGTGCTGGGTTGGAGCCTTGCCACCCTGGGTTTACACCAGACCAACCCTCTGTGCCTCGTGAGAAGTCTGAGTTGAAGAGTAGGTTTGGGATTACTTGTTCCTGAAGTGTGGTGGTTGTGTGTGGAACAAGAGTACGAACTTCTACCGTTCTGGTGTTCTCGACTGTGCGGATGTTTTCTTTTTGATAAGTAGGTGCTGTCCAGTCTGGGTCTGGAATGAGGTTGTTGTCGTAGTTGTGCTGTGCTTGCTGAAGTTCTTGCGTGGCGATTGCGAGTTGCTGACTTGCAGTTTCCAAGTCTGCTGTTGCTAAGACGAAAGCCTCTTGACGTGCAGTTAGATTTTCCTGTGCTTGGTTCTTGACTTCTGTCTGAGCAATCATTGACGTGTTGTAGGCATCAAGTTCTGTCTGTGCTTGGCTTAGAAGAGTCCGGGTCTCTGCTAGGGAAGCCTGTGCAGCAGTCTGGATTGCTTGAATCTCTGTAAGAGTGAGCTTCTTTGCCTCTAGCTCTGCTTGGGCAGTAGTTTTTTGAGTTAGAAGTGTCTCGTTAGTGCTTTTTTGCTTCTCAAGGTCGCTTAGAAGAGTCTTGAGGGTTGCTTGAGCACGTTCGTATGAGGTTCTAGCATCTTTTGCATCTTGGATTGCTGTTTCGAGGTCGGAGATTTGACCCTGGATGCTGGAAATGGTTGTGGGATTAACTTTTTTGCTTTTTAGCGTATTTAGTTGAGTTTTTAGGTTACTTAGTGTAAACTCGAGGTTGTTGATATCCTCTAAAGAAGGGAGTGAAGATGCTAGTAACCGTGAACTTGGATTCGTTCTGGGTTGGTTTTGTAGTAGGTGTGTTGAGCCTGCTTGTGATTGCAACCATAGTGACTGTCCGTAATACAAAGAAGTTGGAACAGGCGCAGTTGCAGAAGGTCGCTGAAAAGAAGACCCCTGGAAAGAAGTAGCGTGCGCTGATTCTGCTATGCAGATTGGTGCAGCAAAAATGAGGGCCACTGTAATAAACAGTGGTCCTCTTCCTTTGGGGGACTTTTTCATTGGGGAGAGTGCCTTCTGTATGCTCTCCCAAGCCCTTCAATTGTAGCAAATTCGGGGCGGGCTGACTTTATTTTGGGCTATGAAGCCATGTCGTACATCCATGTAAAGAGAGCTGCGCAGACAGAAATCAGAGATGCATAGAAGAAGATGTTGTATGTGTATGGGGTGGTGAGGGCAAAATAAAGAGTGGTGACTGTAATAATGGACGTCAGTATTGTGGTTGCTTTGGTATTTTTGGTTAGGTGTTGGATGGCATATCCGAGAGTCAGAGGCCAAAAAATAGATAATAAAACGATCCAAATTGCGATTGGCATGAGTGACATGGTTAGCATGTTGCTTACTCCTTAAAGTATTAGTTTTTAGTTCTGTATTGGATACTATGAGCTTTTGGAAAATATGTCAAGTCGAAACGTATAGTATCTCTGAAAAAGGGTGTTGGAGATACTATAAGAAAAGAGGAAAAATAAATTGGTAAAAACGTATAGTATGTCAACCTATGTCAACCTATTTACGATTGTCAACTTAATTTACTATACGCGTGTGCGCGTGTGTATAGGGTGGCAGAATATTTAATCGGAACTCGTAGACTCGAGGTAACTTGTGAAGTTTGGTTGACAAAAGGTTGGTAAGTTGTGCTAGGATGTGAATATGGAAAATAAAGAAAACCCGTTCGAGTTCTTTGACTTCGATGTTGAAGAAGTTCGAACCGCTGAAGAAAAGATCAAAGGTATGTCTCGCCCGGATAGGGATAAGAGAATCTGCACCTGTGGTCATCCGATGAATAGTCACACTGTAAGTTCGAGTGGGATTGTTCTTTGTACGCCATCAAGAATGGTGTGCCCTTGTAAGAATGTTCGACCAGTGTTGTTAGCTGGAGATGCTCGCAAGTTTTTGCGTAAGACTATGGGACCTGGACCAGAGCATGCATTGGCTCGAGGTATCTTGGCATCGTATGACGATGGCAAAGATGTTGAGTGGCTGATTGATATGATTTGCGATAAGTGCGGTGCAGAGGGTAATGTTAGTCCTGTACCAACAACTCGCGAAGGTATTGTACAATTTGAAGCAACAGGCTATGATGCATTATTGTGCAGAAACTGCCGTTCAGGGAACTAAGTGTGTTACAGTAAATAAACAGAAAGGAAATTAACAGATGGGAAAACGCGACGATAATCGCAGAGTAAAAATGATTAACGAGGCATTCAAGGATGTTGTAGATCTGATGGAGATTCAAACTACAATGGGTGCAGTTCAGTTAATCTCACTTGAGGAGATTCCACTATTGCAGATGCAAGAGATTATGGAAAACTCTGGAGAGGGTCGGATGCTGTTGATGGTCGAGGCCTTCCAACTTTGTCTAGTTGATCCAGAAGACTGGGATAGAAAGTTCTCATCTATGTCGATGAAAGAACTGAACCGTATCATGCAACAGTGGATGGTAACAAGTAACAGACTCTCCAGCATTGGAGGTCCTGAAGATGATGCTAAGAGTGGAGAGTTCTAATGTCAGCGTTTGAAGAAAACTTTGTTTACGACACCTGCCCTCAATGCGAGGGCCAAGGTCAGATACCAAAGATTGGGTTTGACGAAGATGGCTACGCAATCCAAGACCTTTGGAAAGAATGCGCCCACTGCGAAGAGGGAACAATCTGCGGACTCTGCGACAGCACCCCAACTACTTGCGAACTGAATGGTCAGTGCTACCCGGAAGATGAGAATGTCCAAACCACACTATAACGTTCTCATTGCAACGCCTGGCAAAAGTATGGAGCCAGCCTTTGTCGAGAGTTTGGTCAAGACTTGTGCTTGGCTAAGTTCGCAAGGACTGACTTACAAGTTCCTAACCAAAGCAAGTTCATTCATTCCATCAGGTCGAGAGCTAACCGCTTTAGATTTGTATCAGAATGACTGGGATACCCGAGAGGTTGGAGCAGGTCAATACACCTACGACAAAATCTTCTGGATTGATTCAGATATCGAATGGGAAGTCTCGGACTTCCAAAAGTTATACGAACACGAACTAGATATCATCGGAGGTTTGTATCAGAGTCATCCAAATGGAACTGTCGCCTGCTCATTCCGAGATGCGCTAGGCCTACCTGAAAAAGTCCATGAGACAGATTTCTTTATGGCAGATGAACCTGTCGAAGTGTTCGGAGTCGGATTTGGATTTGTGGCAATCAAGCAAGGTGTCTTTGAGAAGTGCGATAGACCTTGGTTCAAGATTGAACACATTCGATGGTTCGAACTAGACTTCGACACCAATGTTGGTGAAGACTACTCGTTCTGTATGAACGCCTATCGCAATGGATTCAAAACCTATGTCGAGCCAACCGTTCGAGTCAAGCATCACAAATCTGTAATCTACGAGTTGCCACCAGCGTGAGTCGAGGAGCAACAGGTAGCACCAGATGTGGGTGGTGCTTGACAGGAAACCATGAAGACTGTAAAACTAGTATTACCTATTTCGATAAGGTCTGGGATTGTAGTTGTGAAAAATGTCACCCCCAGAGGGTAGACTCAAAGAATGCTCAAGACGAGCAGGAAGAAGGAATGACGAATGAAGAAGTGGTTGAAGAACCTATTCAAGACGAAGAAACAAAAGCAAGCTGAACTCGAGAAGTTACAGGCTTCAAAGAAACGTCACCCAGTATCTCAAAAGAGGGCTAATGCTAAAAAGTAGAGCCAGTGCTTTTTGCCCCATCCACAAAGTCCAACTGACCCAGCGACCATTCGAGTCCCAAGAAAAGTTGATGGCTAGATTAGAACGGATGTGCAATCATGCTGGTTGATAGGAAAGTCGCTGCGACACTCTGCGGAGTCAGCCCAGAGATGATTACCTATCTCACCAAGCGTGGCTATGTGAAGAAACACTTCACCCTTGGCAACAAATGGAACTACCAAGTCGACCCAATCGAAGTCCAAGAGCAACTTGAGTTAGGACAACAACGCCGAGGTAACAGAACTTCAAAGGCATATCGCAAGAGAAAGAAAGACGGAACTTTCGTCTAATTCTCAAAGCATTTTAAAAAGAGACCCTGTCAAAATCAGACCCCTTGATTTTACAGGGTTTTTCTTTTGTTTGTAAAGAGAAAATGCTGCTATCTCTCTCCACGAGCGAAAAAAACTTTTTGAACTCCATGTAACAATGTAACTATCGAACTTCGTCAAAACTTAGTTCGACGGAAGAGACTACCTCTACTGAAGTTCTTATCGACGTTGAAACTTAGATAATAAAACCTCAAAAAATGTTAGTCGGGCCACAAGTCTCTCCCCAGCTGGCCCGGCTAACTTTAAACGAAGGACGTTCATTGGATAACGAAGCGCTCGACGATACCGACCCATTCGGCAAGCCGATTGAAGAGAAACCTATTATAGAAATTGACACCGCTGTCAATCTACGTCCAGACCTATCGGAACTCGGCATCGACGAAACAGATCGCGGCATCTGCGAAGATACATATGAGAACCGTCACATCTTACGTCGAGCTCGTATGAACTGGATCCCGGTATATGCAACGAACGGCGTGCCAACCGGATTGATCCAAGCAGTCTCCCAGGAGATGGCCACGCAGAAGCGCATCATCTCTTTGGGAGAGAAGCGGCCTCTCCTTGTAGACCCTAATAACCGTAACAGCGATTACATAACCGGATACGACCTCCTAGCCGAAGAAGCCTCTGACTATCTCGTACCGCCTTGGGTTGTAGGTGCTACACGTGCTTGGACTAAAGAACAGAATGAACCGCCTAAGTCTGGTAAACGTCAACCAGCTACACTTCCAACGAGATGTGCCGCCGTCAAGGACGACGGGATCAGATGCCAGTTGTGGTCATCGGGACGTCTACAGGATGACTCGCTATGTCGCGTGCACCTACGTTCGATCAAACATCGTCCGGGAGATGACATTGAACGAGCTCGTGCAAAGTTGACCCAGGCGGCCCCTTACGCAGTCGACGTCCTCGAGACTATGATGGAGTTCGCGGAGTCCGAGCCCGTAAAGCTAAAAGCTGCCACGGAGATTTTGGATCGCGCCGGCATCCGGGGTGGAGTAGAACTTGACACGAACGTCAATATCGATGTCCGCCCCGCGGCCAGCATCATTGCTGAACGTTTGAACAGACTCGCGGTCAACGCAGCTGACGCAGCTGCAAGATTGCACGACGCCGGGATCGCGATAACTTCTAACGACGTTGAAGCGGCGGATCCAAAGATCGTCGACGCTGAGATTGTGACTGACGAGTCACCGGAAGCCGGAGAAAAAGAATGAACGAAACTACGTTAGAACTTGCGAAGGCTTTGGCCCGGCAACTTGCCGATGACGTAAAGTTGGCATCGACGCGCATCGAGCATGTAAGATTAACTACAAGGGCCAACGAGGCCGCGCTGCTTGTGCAGCAGATCGAAGAGACGTTAAATGTTCAAAAAGAAATCCACGGCAGCTAGCCGACTCATCCAGGAAGCCGAGTCCCATGTTGGATACACGGCGAATCAATCTGTAGCCGATATGTTTAGTTCTGCAGTTGGACGGCCAGGCATTCCATGGGCAGGTCCATTCATTGACGTCTGTGCAAAGAAGGCCGGCCTGCATCTGCCGTCGTTTATATCAACCGCGAGCGCTTTGGCGAGCTTCATTAAAACTAACCGGATCTTCCCGCGGCCAGAACCTGGAGACATCGTCTTTTTTCAAACGGCCAGTGATTCGAATCTCGGCCAGCCACACGTGGGAATAGTAACCGACGTCTCTCACTACAGTAAGCATGGGATGTTCCAGTGCATCGAAGGTCAAACAGACAGCGGCACGCCAAAGGGACTCGCAGCACGCAACGGTGTGTATCGACGTAACCGCTATGCATACGACGTGCTCGCCTTCGCCCGCCCAAACTTTCAACGAGCTGAGCTTGAAGCTTCCCGGATGTCGGATCCAGGAGAACTTTTAACGAAAGAGATTCCAGTCATCCAGGGGCCCTCGATCAAACTTGGCATGAAGCACCCGTACGTCGCGCTCATCCAGGTAGCACTTTCGATGACTGTTGGTTTGAAGTCTGCGCCGCGGGGAGAGTTTGATCACAAGACCAGGGCCGCCTTCGCAAACTTTCAACGAAGCCTTGGTTATATCGGAGACGCAGCTTCCGGTGTACCCGACGTCAACTCATTGCGAGTACTTGCAAAGTTGACTGGCGTGTTCCGCGTAGTTGAGTAACTCCAGGTAAAACTTTTAACGAACCTCATTCGATGTCCCGCCGCCGGGCCCGGATCCGGAAGGCGACATCAACTTTTAACGAACGATGTCCCGCCGACGGGTGAAGGCGGATCCGGCGGAAACTTTTAACGAAGATTCGTGCGAAGCTCGCAGCTTGACTGACGAGTCACGGCATGCAAAAACTTGCAGGCGTGCAACCGTTGCTAATATTTGAACCGCTCGAGATGATAGAATCGAGACAGCGGCCTGCTATAGGGCCAGGAAAGGTTAACCGATGGACTTCGAGGCATGGCTACAGATTGGTATTGATAACGGATGGGCTGGCCCGCCAGTATGTGAAACGCATGACGGCATGCCTATGACCCAGGATGAGGAAACCGCGTTCGAAGATGGCGAGGACCCATGCGTCCACATCCTACGTCTGTATGAGGACCCTGAAGCCAAGGCGAGTATCGAAGCTAACCACTCGGCCAGTGTATGGCGTGCCACGAACCGTGGCTTGTCTTTGGGAGACACAGGCCTGTAACCGCGCCTAAAATAGGCAACCGCTAGATGTTTTAAGATGTTACGTATGGAACACTTCGAAGTACATCTGCTCACGAGCGACATTGACATTACCCACGCCATCACTGCTGGTCTCCTTGAACCTGAAGAGAAACTTCAGTGCGAGAACTGCGAAGAGGTGGTCGGCTCTGACCTTGACGAGTTCTATCCATTTGCTGTTGTCCTATCTGCTGATGAAGTTTGGTTTGTATGTGATGAGTGTTACACGCCTGTCATAGACCCACAAGGCTTTTAGGCGTATCGTTACCATTTCGTTATAAACACTTTTCACGAACTTTCGTAATAACTTGCCAAATGTCGGTGGCGTGTGCTTTACTTCTCTTATGGCACTTTTACGAGAGGACACACCATTCACACAATCCAAATAATTCTGGTCGAGGCAGACAGCCCAGAGGAGGCGTTTCGAGAAATCGAGATGACCTTAGAAAACGACCACACCCCCGCTTGGTCTGATTGGCACAATGCCAGCGACTACGCAAGTATGAACTTCGCTGGGCGTTGGTCTGGTCAGGTTTTCATCACACCAGAGCAAGAGGCTCTTATTGAGGCTGGCACTCTGGACAAGGACACCATTCCTAACTACCTCTGCTACGCAGACAATCCCGAACTTGCTGACTATGTAATGGACAGGTTTCTCGGCTATCGCAAACAGGCTATGCGTGAGTGCGTTCCAGCAGTAGGTATTCCAGACCTATCAACTTTGGTTGATGAATACAACCCAGCAGGTGTTCCATTCCTTGCTCACGATTTCTGGAAACTAGGAAAACTAATCGAACTGCTCGGTGATGATTGGAACTATGAGAGTGCTATCTATGACTTATCTTCTTGGACAGCCTCACTTCGCGACTACCACGAACGCTGTGCGAAGAACCCACAAAAGCAATACCTAATCCCTGTTGATTTCCACCACTAAAAAAATAAATCAAAATAAACTTGACACGAACTTTCAACGAGAGTAATGTCAGTAATGTCAGACAAACGAAAGGACAAACAATGTCAGACCACGCAAACCTAATCGGCAAGGCACTCTACCTTGAATTCCGCAAAGGTGTAAACACAGCACAAATCGTTATCACGCCAGAGGGCTTTGACAGCGAGGGGAACTATGTTCCTGTATCAACTTGGCGTAGGCAGATTTCTACTTGGTCGCCTAAAAAGCCTTGGAAATGCTACACAGCACCAAACGAGGCTACGCTCTCGGAACGCAAGGAACAGAATGTCGGCAAGGTAGTTCCACTACCAGAGGGTATTGACCCAGAGCCAATGGCACAGGAAATGATTGTCGAATTGACAAAGACCCTGAACAACCTCCACAATAACAAGTGGGAACTTTACAAAGCCCCAATCGTTCTGGAATTCTCTATGGAGGACTTGCTGAACACTAAGGAATGGGAAACTCCCTCGGCTCTGGTTCGTAGAATAATGCGAGCAAGAAAAGAACTAGGTTTCCCAGATGAACTACTAAACGAAAACGCAGAGTAGAGAGGACAAACAATGACTACTGCGAATTACACAGAAATCGAGTTCGAGGAACTCAACACCAAAGACAGAATTTCGACCTCTGATAGAATGTTTGAGGGTCTAGGCGACCTGATTGTATCTATCGCTGGTCAGGGTCTTAGCGAAAAGTTCGCTACCAACCCAGCCCTTGACACCTACTTTCCCAACGCTGGCAAACTGACCAAGCGTGGGGCAGGAACGAAAGAGGAAACTGCTGTGGAAACAGAGGCACTCGTTGGCGAGGGAACTTACATTCGCCCGAATGGAGTGGCGTATCACGCTCGCAAGTGGGGGTCTACTGACAACGCTGATGTTGAGGTGTTGCGAATGGCTCGCTCGAAGAAACTTTACACCTTGCTTTATGGTAGTCCGGGCTGTGGCAAAACTGCTCTGGTCGAGGCGGCTTTTGGTGAGGACTTGTTCACTATCCTCGGCTCTGGCGACACAGAATTAGCAGACTTCATTGGTGGCTATGTTCAGACACCAAGTGGCGGTTTCGAGTGGGTAGACGGAGATTTGGTAAAAGCGGCTGAACAGGGTCGCCCACTACTGATTGACGAGATTGGTCTGATTGACACTAAGGTTCTCTCGGCTCTCTATGGCTTGATAGATGGTCGTGGCGAAATCACAATCACGCAAAACCCAGAGCGAGGGCTGGTCAAAGCCCAAGAGGGTTTCTTCGTGATTGGTGCTACCAATCCAAACGCACCTGGCGTTCGCTTGTCCGAGGCTCTGCTATCTCGTTTCATCATTCAGGCTGAAATGACGACAGACTATGGACTAGCCAAAAAACTTGGTATCCCTGCTATGGCTATCACAGCCTCGCTCAACCTCGCAAAAAAGCAACAAGAGGGTCAAATCTCTTGGTCGCCTCAAATGCGAGAGTTGGAGGGTTTCCGAGATAACGCAAACACCTTTGGCACTAAGTTCGCAATCGAGAACTTGCTCGCCTCCTCACCTGAAAATGACAGGGCAGTAGTCGCTGAAACATTTACCAGAGTGTTTGGCGAGGAGTGCCGACCAGCCAAAATCTAGTTATTTGTCCAACTAGATTTTGTTGAGAGGGAGGGTAGTTCCCCCACTACCCTCCCTCGTTTTTTATCAGACTTGACAAACAAATCAAATCTGGTAACTTGGACTTAGACGACAAACGAGAGGAAAACAAATGTCGCACTTCGGAACTAGCAAAACAGCAGTAAAGAACACTCCTAGCGAGTGGCTCAAAGTTGGCTCACAGGTTGGGCAACTTGTAAACAAGTGGGCTGAACGAAACGACCTAGTGGTTTATGTTGGTGAGGTTATGTCTGCCCCAGCCCCAGCCCTATTCGACCCACGCACAGCAGAAATCGAAGTCAATACCAAAGTGGCTTTCGGGGTTACTGAACCAGAAATCATTGGCGACCTGAACGATAGGGAAATGATGTTCGAGTTCCCAAGAGCCACAGGTGCTATCCTCCACGAAGCCTTACACGCTCGGTTCACTCAATGGGATTTGATGAAGTCCAACGAAGATTTGACCAGAGGGCAGAATGAGGCACTCCACTTGTTAGAGGAGGGTCGCATTGAGGCTATGGGCGTTTTGACTTTCCCGAAGAACAGAGTGTTCCTCCGAGCCTGTGCTATGGAAATCGTTATCGCTGACCTCAACCCAGACGACCTCGGACTACACAGCACCACGCGAGCCTGTGCCAAAATCGCAGGGCTGGTCGGGGCAAGAATTGATGCTGGCGTTTTGGAACTTTCTGATGTAGCAGATGTGATTGACCTAGTGAAGTTCAACCTCGGTGAAGAACTTTATGGGCAACTACGCACTATCTGGCGTAAGGCTCAAAACTACACAATCCACAACAACGCTGAACCTCTTTACCAACTTGCTATCGAGTGGGATAAGTTGGTCGAGGACAAAGCCAAAGAGAATGGCGAGGGCGAGGGCGAGGGCGAGGGTGGCGAGGGTGGCTGTGGTTTCCCAATGCCCCAAGAGATGATTGACAAAATCAAAGAGGCTCTCGAAAATGGTGCGGAGGAAACAGGTTTCCAAGTTGTCGTTGAGATTGGCGACCAGCAACAAGACGAACGCTGGGAGAACGAAGTCAAGGAAAAGTCCAACGACAGCAAACGCCGAGATGAAAACAAGAAAGAGGCTAACAAGACCTTTGCCAAGAACTCTGGTGCTGGTGAAACCTCCTCCTCCTCAAAACTTTCCGAAGTTCGCAAGCCAACCTCGGTTGAGCGAGTAGCCTCGGTCAAGGTCGCCCAGATGTTAGAAAAGGCAAAGTATCGCGAGCGTGATGTAACTATCGTTCGCTCGGTCTTGCCACAGGGTCGCTTGAAGTCGAGGGCATTGGTTCAGGCACAGGCTCTCAAATCAAAAGGTATCCACACGCAGGTCGAGGCGTGGGAACACAAAACTCGCAAGCACACAGACGAGCCAACCTTGTCCATTGGAGTAATGGTAGACATTTCAGGCTCAATGGGTGGGGCTATGACACCAATGGCGATTACAGCGTGGGTGCTGGCAAACGCTGGTCGGCGTATCCAAGCCTCAACTGCTATGGTCTACTTCGGCTCTGGCGTATTCCCAACGCTTAGAAAAGGTGAGCCACTTGATGAAGTCAGGGTCTACACAGCCCCAGACGGAACAGAGAAGTTCGACCAAGCGTTCCGAGCCATTGACGGACACCTCAACTTGCTAGACGGAAAAGGTGCGAGGTTGCTGGTAATCGTTTCTGACGGACACTACGCAGGGTCAGAGCCAAGCCACGCTAAGAAGTGGATTGCCGAGTGCGACAGACTTGGCGTGGCGGTTCTCTGGCTGACTTTCGACAACAGCACCTCACAGGTCGAAAACTACTTCGGGGCTGGCAGTTCGGCTCACGCTGTTTCGCTATCTGGCAAGTCGGTTGAGCAATCGGCAATCCTGATTGGTGAGGCTGGGGCAAAGGCTCTCGAAAGCATTGGTAAGCGAAACGCTTACTGACCAAACTTGGGGGAGGGCAAATTCCTCTCTGCCCTCCTCCAAAATCCAACTTGACACGAAGTTTCGTTGGAACTAACATTGAGGTATAGCCAAACGAAAGGACAAACGAAATGGCAAACTATGTAAGCAATTGGTTTGGTGTCAGCGGTAGCACCGAGGACATTCAGGCTTTTATGGCTAAGGCTGGAAAGCCTTACTCCCAGAAATGGTCGAACAGCGACAAAGAAGAAGTTATGGATTGCGGATTTGCTTTCTGGAACTTCGTGCGACCACCAGAGGAGGACTTGGACTACTACTATGGTCGCAAGCAAGAGGAAAAGCCAAAGGGCTATGAGAAGTGGTCAGACGAAAAGCAGTTGGCTTGGCGAATGTCTTTCTCTGGCAAGAACGCCTCCGATTGGAACTATCGCAATTGGGGCATTAGCCACGACATTTGGGAACTGACCAACCCAGCCGAGATTGAGATTTCTGATGACGGAAAAACTGCCAGCGTGAACTACTCGTTCGAGAGCAAGTGGTCTATCCCAGAGCAGGGATTTAGGGCTATTACTGAACAGCACCCAGAGTTGTCATTCGACTTCGAGGGCGAAGAAGAACAGGGCTGGGGGGCTACCTACTCTGGTGTCGAGGGTGAGTTCACTATTACGGAAACTTGGGACATACCAGACAGCCACGAAGATAACGCCAAGCGTGATAGAACTTGCCAATGCGAGTGGTCAGAAGATGAACCTCACGATTGGTATGACGATTGCCCAGACAAGGCACTCGAAATCAAGCGACACCACCTCGAATACGGCTATGACGGCTGTGAGTGCGAGGGTGCTGTCGAAGAACCAGATGTGGTCTACTAATGAGTTACACAGCAAAAGACCTGATTGACAGGCTATCAAAAATGCCACCAGACACTCTGCTCTGGTGGGCTTACGCTGGCAAAGATGATGTTAGCGAATACTTCGTTGAGGGCTGTGAAATCTCTGATGATGATTTCACGAAGTTCATAAATGAATTTAGTGGCGATTGGGAGTATGTAGTCGAAACGCTGGCGGATTGCGTGGACGGAGAGTTCCTATGCGACAAGTGTGGGCTGTATGACTACAAAGCCCAAGACCTAGACAAACGAGGGTTTATTTGCTCGAAGTGCGGAGAAGAAAAAGAAATCGTTTACTAAACTTGACACGAAGTTCGTTAGAACTTAGGATTTAGGTATGGACAGAAAAATCTACGAAGAACCAGACTTGGTTACGCCCCCAATAATGTATTCGGGCTATCGCAACTATGACATAAACATCTGGTCGCTCGAAAGCGGAGTGCTGAACATCACAGCGTATCAACTATCGGTTGATAAAGACGACCCAGAGGAAGTCCTCGGCACAGATTACAGCGCAGAGTATTTCACAGAGAACTTTTACCCCGATAAAGAGGCAGACTACAAAATGATTGACTACCTGCTCTGCTACAAACTCGGTATGCCAGATTGGTTAGCAATAGGCGACCTAGACGAGTGGACTACCTACTTGGGCAACACCTCCGACTATGTGAACGACCTAGTGAACAAAAGCGGTGGGATTGCCCCAAGAAAGTTAGTCGAATGGCTTGACAGCCTCCCTGCTTATGAACCAAACTTGATTTAGAGAGGACAAAATGAAAGTTAGCAAAGTTTTAGAGGCACTCTCTGGGTTAGACCCAGAAGATGAAATCATCATCACTTGGTTTGACCGCCGAGATGTGGAGAGCAGTTTCTACGGAGGCGGGTTTGACGCTCGTTTCAAAATCAAAGACGAGCATTGGGCGACAATCGCTACTGCTGTCGAAAATCGAAGTAGGATTTACGAGGGCTATTACGAGGACTTCTCGGACAGCGTTTATGATGTAATGTCGGGCTATAAGTGCGAACAATGCGACACTCTCGACTACGAACTCAAAAACGCTGGCGACACAGGCGAGAACATCTGTAAGGGCTGTGGCGAAGAAGAAGATGAGGTCTACTAATGGCTGTTTACACGAATAAGTGGCTCGCGGACTATTTCGCAAGGAAAGACCCTGACGAGCAGGTTTTCGCAATCATCTACGACAAAGACGAGGTTGCTGAACTCCACAACGGAGATGTGGAGGACTTCGAGATAAAAGACGAAGATTGGTTGAAAGTTATTGACGGAATGGACACCGACTATCTGGCCGACATTACGCAGGACACTTTCAGAAGTTCGCTACACGACACTCTCGTAAAGTTCAAATGTCAAGATTGCTTTGGTTATGACTACAATGCCAAAGAAAAAGACAAGGGAGAGAAAGTCTGCGTGTCTTGTTCAGGCGAAGAAAAAGAAATCGTTTACTAAACTTGACAAGCACCACCAAAAGACTAGACTTGGATTAGACCCAGAGAAAGGACAAACAAAATGGGCGACAGAGCAAGTATCTACATCACTTCGGAACAATTCGAAAAACCAATCCACCTCTACGGGCATTGGTCAGGCGAAGATAACATCAAGGCAGTTGAGGAAGTGCTAACTCACACAGACCGAGTTGGCGACCCCTCTTACTTGACAGCACAGATTTTCCACAAGTTCGCTGAACTCGGCAACTACACAGGCAACCTCGGTTTCGGGATTAGCGTTGCCAGCGACATTGACTACGCTGACGACAACCCACCTGTCATTGTCAATGCCGATACCGGTGCGATTGAGTATGAGCCGAGGGAGGTCGAGTAGTGGCTCTCATTGAGAACCTTAGTGCCTATGGCACAGACCTCGACCAGCAAGACGCTATTTTTTACACAAGCGGTGATGTAGAGGTTGTCTGGAAATCTGACGATTGCGACTTCTATGTTGTCGCCTGTGGCGATACTCGAATACTTCTCGTAGACGAGGAGGGCAAAGAACACGACATTAGGCAACCAGCCGACTTAGAGGAGGCAGGTATCAAAAGCGACACCGACCTCAAACGACTAGCCGACAAAGACCTAATAACTTGGTATAACAATCCTTGGTTCGAGGTTTACTCGGACACCGACCTCGATTATTACTCCGAGCCAATCTTTGAACTAGACGAGGCAGTTGCTTTTGCGTATGCTCAACAAGAGGAACGCAATAAGCCAGACCTCAACCCAGAAGAACCAAACCTTATTTACTAGGAGTGAAAATGAAATTCAACCACGCAATCGGAGAAATCATAAAAGAAATCCGCACCGAGGAGAAAATGCTAACGCTACGCCAACTTTCAACGAAGTCGTCTGTGGCTCTTGGTTACATCTCGGAAGTCGAGCGAGGGCAGAAAGAAGGTTCGTCAGAAATCTTGGAGTGCCTAGCAAAAGCGTTAGATTACGACCTATGCGACTTAGTTATTTTGGCGGGCTGGAGAATGAAAATGCGAGCGACAGAATTCGACAAAAAGTTCCTTCTTGACTTGGAACTCCAAAACAAGTAGACTTTCAGTAGAAAGGTAAAAATGACCAACTACGCAATCTACGACACCAACACCGATAACATCACGCTCATTGAGGTTCTACCAAGCCTCAAAAAAGCACTCGAACTTCTAAACGAGCAGACCTCCGCAGAACTACGAGTGTTCCGAGCAATCACAGAAACACAAATCAAATCACTATGCTACTCCGAGGCTGTGGCTGTGGAAACCAAATTCCGTAGCGAACGCCAAGAAGTAGTCCAAATGATTTCAGAAACCAAACTAACCAAGCACCAACGCCGATACGGAAAGTAGGACAAAATGGCAAAAATCACAATCACAGGTCTAGTAGCGACCACACCACGACACATAGTAACCGCAGAGGGATTACCAATAACTTCATTCCGAGTAGCGGAAACCGAGGGCTACACCAGCAACGCTGACGGAAAATACAAGGAACACACGAATTGGTATACAATCACTTCGTTCCGTCAGTTGGCTATCAACACCGCAGGTTCTATCCACAAAGGCGAGCGTGTATCTCTAACAGGAAGTATCGTTATCCGAGATTGGGATAACGGAGAGCGAGCAGGAACTTCTGTCGAGATTGAGGCAGACAGCATTTCACACGACCTAGCGTGGGGAAACTCCTCATTCACTCGTAATGTCTTGGTTCGTGAAAAGCCAAGTGCGTTAGAGCCAGAACCAGAAATCGTGTAACAACTTATCGGTAGGTTTTTTATTCTCATTTCCCCTACCGATAACCGCAGAGGGCTTTGTTTACTTTCACCTCTGCCGAACCCCCCTAGATTGGTTGCTAGGGGGGTTCACCCTTTCTGGCCGGAAATTGAATAATTCGTGCTCCGCACAGCCAGAATAACTAAAACCTTTTTCAAAAGAAAAAGAACGCCGACCTCGACCCACGCTTGACTTGTCAGCCCAAACCGCTAGACTTGTATTATGGAAAGGAACACAATGACTAAACCAACCAAAAAATCAGTTATGTATCTAACCCACGCAGACTACGAATGGCGTGGTATGGAGGAGGGCTGGCGAACAGATGTAATCTACCAAGATGAAATGGGTCGCCAAACCGACTACTTCTACTCACCAGACGGAGTAGGTTGCTTGTGGGTAGACACGCTAGAAGAACTACTAACGAACTCGTATGACTATGACGAGAACACACCAATCATTATTCTAAGACCAAAGGAGGACTAATGAGTAGCAACTACCCAGAGGGTTCTATGCGTGGGTCTGGTATCTACGCACAGGAAGTTTCGTATGACGAGTTCGATTGCGAGAACGAGGAGTGCGAAAAAACCAACGAGGCAAGTCAAGCAACAACTGACGATTGGGGCAACTACTCTGTGGAATGTGAGTTCTGCGGAGTAACCAACCGAGAGAGTAGCCTCGACCAAGACCGAGATGATTACTTCGCGGACTATGACCCGAATGACGAAAGGTAACAAAGTGAAAGCCAAAATCACAATCGTAATGGAATACGACACCGAGGACTTGTCCTTTATGATGGGAGAAGAAGTCAATGACGGAAACTTCCTTGAAGTCATAAATGACAGGATTATCGAGGACATACTTGACGCATACCGACAAGGTGGCGTTGATGCCCTAGCAACAAAAATCAAACTAACCGAAAGTGAAAAAATGTCAAACATCAAATACCCAGATGTAAAAGTAAAACTCACAGGCACAGACGGAAACGCCTTTGCGATTATGGGTGCTGTTCAAAAGGCACTCCGTAAGGCTGGCGTTCCACAGACGGAACTTGACGAATACTACAAGGAAAGCACAAGTGGCGACTACGACCACTTGCTACAAACCGCTAGTCGTTGGGTCAAAGTTTCCTAACCGATAGCCCGAATGGAGAAATCCGTTCGGGCTTTGGTTTGCCAGCGGAAATTGAATAATTGAGCTCCGCTCAAAACAGAATAATTAAAAACCTTTTTCAAAAGAAAAAAGTCGCGACCCTCCAAAGTTGGTATTGACAAATGTCGGTGCTGTGTGGTTAGATTGTTATGTGAGGCAAATAGACAATCTCACAAGGAGAAATACAAATGAGCAATAACGAATTTCAGTTGCCAGACGACGCAGTATCTATCACTTCAAAAAAGGTGAAAGACGCTATCGCTGACTTTGTTCAGGCAAAGGCAGACGAAAAATCAGCAAAGGAACGCAAGGCACAAGCCGAGCAACTACTTCGCGAGGCTCTTGACAAGGCTGGCAAAAAGGTTGGCTATGTTGGCAAGACCAAAGCGTTCTCGTTGGTATCTAGCAAGAACACTTCGTTTGACCGAGAGATGTTGGAAACTATGTTTCCAGAGGCTTTCCAAGCCACTCTACGGACAACCGAATACGACTACATCAGAACTGCGTAGTCGCACCCTCCACAACCTAAGCAAGTTGTAAAACTGCTTACCACCAAGACTTCGCCTTGTAAGTTCAACATTGAGGTAGTTTCCCCCCAAACTACATTATTCAGAGATGACATTGGCAAGTAACCTGAGCAAGTTAGAAAAAGGCTCTATTCATAGAAATCTCCTTTCTGTAAATAGTGTGTTGAGGTCGTCTACCGAGGCGTTATGCTTTCTCCTCGGTAGGCGACTAACGCCTTTGAGCGGAAATTGAAAATTGGGCTCCGCCCAAAACAGAATAATTAAAACCTTTTTCAAAAAAGAAAAAGTCCGCCGACCTCAAACTTGTATTGACAAATGTCAGGGCTTTCGTTTAGACTTGACTTAGAACCGAGTGAGATAGAGTAAAGACCTCCCCCTCATTCACTCTCTCACTCGGTTCTACCTATCAACCAACTAGGAGAAAAAATGGCAATCAATTACCGAAGAACTTTTCAGGGTGCGTGGGAACTTTACGCCTCCGACAAAAACGGATACTTAGTATCTCGTCAGTATTTCTTTTACACCAAGCGTGAGGCAACGCAGTTGTTTCGTGCGGAAATGAAGAAGATAAATAATGGCTAATGTAGTTTTTATTCAAGACATAAATGGCGACACCATTGACGAAGTTCTCTACTGCTCTGACACCTGTGCCAAATCTGATGTTTGGTATTCTGGCTGGTATGGCTGTATGGATAACTACACAACCCCGTTCTGCCCAAACTGCCAAACCGCTATGTATTGGACAGACGAAAACACAAACACTCACTATCTAGGAAATGAGGAACAAAATGAGTGAAAAACTAGAAGTAAAAAAGAACTACGGAAGTATCATTATTCCGTTCGCTGTTGATGTAAGAGAGTTCTGGTCTTGCGTTCTCGGTAGTGGCTGGGAGGAAGGCTCTTGGTGGCAGAAGTGGAAATACAGCGAAGGCTCGGATTGGAACGAACCAGGGTTACTTACGCTCTGGTGTGAGGACCCCGAAGATTACGACAAGTTCGTAAAGAAGGAACTCAACATTGATGACCTTGTTCGTGGCTACGCTCTCGCAATCAAAGACGACTACCACCACTGCGGGGCAAAGATAGATTGGGAGGACTTGGACTTTTGTGGTTCAGACGCAATCCTTCAATACGCTTTCTTTGGAAAGTTAGTCTACGGATAAACATTCAACGAACAACCCTCAACGAAAGTTGGGGGTTTTTCGTTGCTCGGCGGAAATTGAAATTAGTGCTCCGCACAAACAGAATAATTAAAAACTATTTTCAGAAGAAAAAAGTCCGCCGACCCCTACTTGACTTGGAATACGGATTGTGGTTGAATTATTATGTGGATACAACCAACCACAGAAAGCAGAGGGCATTATGTCCGAACACGAAAACCCAGAAACACCAACCGAGGAAGTTTCTATTGAAACCCTACTCGCAAAGGTAGCCTCTCTTGAAAGCAACTTGGCTTACAAGACCTCGCAGTTTGACCGAGCAATCGCAGACCGCAACGAACTCAAAAGCCAAATCACACAAGCCGAAAATCTTGTCGTTGAGGCTGTCAAGGAAGAAGTGCTTGACGGCGACAGCGAGTTTGTTACTAGCCTTGCTGAAATCTTTGAGTGGGAACTAACCGAAGAACACTCTGTCAAAATCATCATTGAAGTTACAGGAACGATTACCACTCCGCTTGGTAAGTCGCTTGAAGGCTTGGAAGATGAGATTGAAGCCGAAATCTCGCTGTCGTATGACCGCCGAAATGACGGATACGACCTTGACCTTGACTACGGAACAGAAGTAGAAATCAAAGACCGAGGCTACTAAACCGAACCAGAGCCACACCGAAAGGTGTGGTTTCTGGCTTTCTGGCCAAAAATTGAAATTAGGGCTCCGCCCAGACAGAATAAGAAAAACTATTTTCAGAAGAAAAAAGTCCGACGAACCGCTCTTGACGAATGTCAGGCTATCGTGATAACCTTGACCTGTGGATACAACCAGCCACAAGGGAGAACACTATGTTATCTGAATACGAATACAACAAAATCATTGAGGCTCTTGGACACGCCGAGCGTAACTCTCACCCATTCAACCGTTCGTCTTGGCGAGAACTTGCCGAGCGAGCAAAAGCCGAACTTCCATACCTAATGTCGTCAAACGGAGGCAGTTGCCAATGTGAGGATAGACCCTGTTGCTCTTGCGACAGCGACACCTATCTAACTCCATACAACACCGAGGCAGACCCCGGTGATGTTGCGGACGCTTGGCGTGAGCGTATGGAGTATGACAATGATGATGATGATGAAGAAGTTTATTGTCACTATTGTAAGCAACTAATCGAAAGCGACAACGAAGATGAGTTGATGAATGGTTTTCACGACTTATGCGGAGAAACTCGCGGAGAGTAGTCAAGACCCTTAGCCGAAAGGCTAGGGGTTTTTCCGCTGGAAAATTGAAATTAGGGCTCCGCCCAGACAGAATAAGAAAAGCATTTTCCAAAGAAAAAAGCTCGCGACCGACCCACGACTTGACTCAAGTCGCGAAGTGTGAAAGACTAGACTTACGGGACAATCCGTAGAATGAGGGAACAAATGACAGAGGAAACACAAGAATACAAGGCAACACTAACCAGCGACTGTGTCTGTGAAATCTATGACGAAGAAACAGGCGAGGCAAAGTTAGACGAGTACGGCTATCCAGAACGACCTGAATGGTGCTATGACTGTTATCGAGAAGAAGTCTTTCAGTTTTACGACAACTTCCTACCTATTTGGCTAGAACGCCGAGGCTTGAAAGACGATGGCAAGGTTATGGTTATCGCTGAGAGTATTCGATGGAATCGTACAAACGGAGCAGGTTTCGTTGATGTGTCTGAAATCCACAAGGTTATGGAAATCGACGGTGACTTCAAGAACAAGTTTACTATCAAGGGTAACGAGTTGTATGCCGTTCGTTATTCTCACGATGAACCGACAGGGACAGGCAGGTGGACATTCACGCCAGCCGAGTCTTGCTCGCAATGTGACGGAGGTATTCCTGCCGAAGTCTACGAAGACGAGAACGGTATCTGTGCCAACTGTAAGGAATACGAGTAGTATTCAAGCCGAACCTCTCCGAAAGGAGAGGTGAGGCTGGCTGGCCGGAAATTGAATAATTTGAACTCCGTTCAAACAGAATAAGAAAAACAAACATCCAAAGAAAAAAGTCCGCCCGACCATACTTGACCGAGGTTGCCGTAAATGGTAACCTTGTAGTGTGGACACAACCAACCATAAGGAGATAAAAATGATGAACACTTCCGCAACCAATAAAACTTGGACACAAATCCAAAAGGCAAATCCTACTTGGTTTAGCCCAGAGTCAATGAAGTTTTGGCAATCTATCGTCTACTTCGACACCCTAGCCAAGCACGACGACGGCTGGCGTTTTGTGTCAAGCGAAAAAAACTTTGACGGAACTAAAAACCTTTACACCGTCAGAGTTGCCACCAAACAAGGAATAGAAACTCTTGGCGAGTTTCAGGGATACACAACCCTGAAAGACGCAAAAGAGGCTTTGCTAATCCTCTAACCAAAGACCGCCTCAAGCCGAGCCTCCCCCCAATCCCTCGGCTTGAGGTTTTGGTGCGTGAAATTCTAAATTGCGCTCCGCGCAAACAGAATAATCAAAACCAGAAATCCAAAAAAAAAAAAGAACGCGCCGCCTCTCTTGACAGATGTCAGGCAGAACCGCTAAACTGATTATGCGGACACAACCAACCGCGAAGGAGAAACTATGCTTTCAGCAAGAAACCCAAATGAGTTACCAGACTTCGACTTGTCTCAAGAAGAAGTCAAGAACCTTGTTGCTCTCTGTGGAATTATGGCGATGACCATTCACTACGGAGTAGACCCAGATGTTCCAGCAGACGCACTTCCAAAAGACATTGTGGAACACGGCGGAATGCTAGGCTTGATGATGAATGGCATTAGAGCCGCCGACAAGGCTGGCGAACTAGTCCACAACATTATCGAACGAGCCGAGAAAGCCGAAACCGACAAAGTCAACAAGGCGTTCGAGGAAATCGTAAGTCCGTCTGAATAAACCACCCACCTGAGCAAGTGGCTAAACTGCTCACTACGAGCCAAGACAGTTTTCTAGAATGTGCTGAGACTTGGCGTCTGCTAGTAGACCGCAATACTAGCCGTTGGTAAGCGGAGTGAGGGCTTAGGAGCAATCCGAAGTTGAGACACGAAAAACTATCGCCAGCAGGGGCTATCTTCGGGTAGCCCCTGTGACCTACCGCTGAAATTGAAATTCGCGCTCCGCGCAAGCAGAATAACTAAAAACCTTTTCAGAAGAAAAAAACGCCCGCGCCGACCTCTTGTGTTTGACAAGACCGCGTAAGTGTGAAAGAATTATTATGCGGACACAACCAACCGCAGAAAGCAGGACACTATGTCCCTAGATTGGAACGCAGAACGCGTCGCTAATTGGAGCGAAGGCACTGAGGAGTGGAAAGAAAGCGTTGCTTACTTTTGCTACGCACTTATGGCAATCGGAGTGAACAAGGTTACTAAGGAAAACTTAGGCGACATTTACACCCGTATCAAAATCTGGAACGCCCTTTACGGCCCCGTTCGTTACCGCTACGACGAGGAAACCAAAGTCAAGACTTCGCTCTATGACTACGACTTCCTACTAAGCGTAATCGGCTACGGAACCAACGTCAGCAACGAAACGTTCGGCCAATGGATAAAGCGTATCGGCAACCGCACCATTGAGGACAGCCAGCGTAACTTCGCTAAATCGCTTGAAAAGGCCGAGGGAATAGAACCCGTCGCAGTATAGCCAACGCCACCTAATCAGAAATGGTTAGGTGGCTTCGGCCATTCGCTGAAATTGAAATTAGCGCTCCGCGCAGACAGAATAACAAAACCCATTTTCAGAAGAAAAAGACCGCGACAAAATCGGTGTTTGACATACCGCACCGTCTGTGGAAGAATTGTAGTGTGGACACAACCAACCACAATAGGAGAAATCTATGATTAGCAGATACAGCGAAATCCAATGCGACAGTTGTTCGGTCTTTCACGACGGCGACCCATTCGCTCTGGTGGAAATCAACGCAAGTATTCCAGAGGGCATCAAAGACTCACAGAAGGCTCGCGAACTGACTTACTTCTGGCTGTGCCGAGATTGTAAAGAGGGCTACCCGAACGGTGCTACCGACTTCTTCATCAAGGAGTATTTCACCGAGGACTTGCTTTACCTTTGTAACTACTGTAACGAGTTCATTCCCGAAGATGTGCGTGACGCTTATGACGACACCGAGGTTTGCCTGACTTGCTCGCCACCGATTGAGGAGAGCGACAATGAGTAAGCCCAAGACCGTCTATGTCCTCGGTCGCAACTTCGCAATCATTGAAGTTGTTACCGACTCCGACTACGCCTATGAGTGGCTGGCTCACCCCAGCCGACCTAAGAAGGACGGGTTTTTTGTAAAAGAAGTCCTACTTGACGAATACCTCACCGCAAGGTGAGGCTATTCGCCGTTCCGGAAATTGAAATTCGCGCTCCGCGCAAACAGAATAATTAAATCAAGATATCCAAAAAGAAAACCGCGCCGGCAGCCACACTTGACCGCCGCACCCTGTCCGGCTAGACTGGACTTAGGGGAAGGCTTCCCCGGAAAAGAGGTGAGAAGATGACCACGACACTAAGAAAAGCAAGAACCCTCGTAACCGCTATTGCCGTAGACCGCACCCAGGAGGACAGCGACTACCTACCAGAAGGCAAGGTTGTCCAACTAACTCTATCAACTCACGTTGAGAGAGGCGGGATTATCTCGTCAAGCGACACCGCTTTTTCGCTAGAAGAAACGATTGAACTAATCGCAAAACTTTCTTCGGCGTTAGAGAAAGCAACAACTTTCACCGAGTAACCAAAGACCAGCCAGCTGCTTTCAGCAGGTGGCTGGTTTGGTTCGCTGCCGGAAATTGAATTAGCGCTCCGCGCATACAAAATAATTAAAACCGGAATCCAAAAAAGAAAACCGCGCCCCGGGGGTTCTTGACATACCTAGCCATCTGTGAAAGGATTGAGGTGTGGATACAACCAGCCACACAGGAGAAATAATGAAGAAAGCACTAGTAGTCCAGACCGACGGAAAATCGGAAATCGTTGAATTCAACAACGACAACTCACTCGCAGTTTTACAGAAAGCCGTTGATGGTTTGATACAGCCCGTAGATGTTCGACCACCGAACCTAACTATGTGGTGTAACGAGGAAGGCTTATTCCGCAACGACTTCACCGAAAACTTTATGGCAACTGCCATTTACGAAGATGCCGTTGGCGTAGAGAACCAATGTATCCTCGGTCCTGTCGTCTTTACAGGCGGAACAGACCCAGAGGGATACACCGAAGGTTTGAATGACCAAATGCTAGAACTAGTAATGCGAATGGCAGAAGTCCAGCGACAAGCACTCGAACAACTTTACAAGGAATAGCCAAGAGCGACCTGCCCGAAAGGGTAGGTCGTTTGGCATTTGAAAATTGAAAATTGAGCTCCGCTCAAACAGAATAAAAGAACCCTTCTCAGAAAAAAAAGTCGCCGCGGTCAGCCTACTTGACTAACCTCACTATCTATGAAAGACTTAGAGAGCGGATACAACCAACCGCAGAGGAGAACCTATGTTTGATGTCTACAAAGCACGAACCCACTTCCTAGACGACAGCGTTGATAGCATACCAACGCACAGAGTTTTGGAAACGCCAGCCGATAACAAAATCCTTATGCCCTCGCAGTTTGTCAAGTATGACTACCCAAAGCCGAGAGATTACGGACAAATCGGCGGATACAGCAAAACCGCCGAACCACTAAAAATCGCTCTTGTTGATAACGACTACGAGTGGAGGGTTGCTGTTGAGAATTGGATAGATAGCGATTTGTTCATTCGTCAGCCGTTCGGTCTGGAAGAACTTATCCGCAGACCGAGAGCCGAGCGAGGTAGATACCGACTTCACTACGCTAGGTTTGTGTTGCCAAGCGACAACTACCGCGGAGTGCCTAGTTGGAGTAAGTATTGGTCTGATTACTTCTTTGCCTACTACTTCAACAGAAATGGTGAGCGACTATTCATTCACGAAACCGTCGTGGAGGTTGCTTTCAATGATGCCCCTATCTCTTGGCACAACAGCAAGCGAGCCTACACCATTCCGCAGGATTGGCTGACCAATCGCATAGACGAGAACAGGCACAAATACGACTTGTTCGCCTAGCACCGAGAGCCTAGCCCGAAAGGGTTAGGCTTTTCGGCGTGCCGTGAAATTGAAATTTGAGCTCCGCTCAAACAGAATAAGAAACCCCTGAATCCAAAGAAAAAGCCGCCGCGGCTCGGTTCTTGACTTATGTCAGGCTGGCGTGATAACCTAGGTATGCGGATACAACCAATCCGTAAGGAGATAAAAATGACCACACCCAAAAAACAAGAAGGCATTGACGAAGTGTTGCTTGCCGTTAGTGAGTTTATCGCCAATGGCGGAACGCTCACCGCTGAAAACTTTGACGACTTCGCGAAGTCATTTGAGCCAAAGCCAAATCCGTATCTTGAGTATTCGCTAGACACACTTCGCGAAGTATCTAGGATTTACACTTCCTCAATGGATTTAGGTAAGACGATTGTCGTTGATGAAGTGGAATACACCTACGCCGAGGCTCTTGCTTTTGTTGATGACGCAATCGCTCACCGACAAGAAACCGACTTTTGTCCCCACGATTGGTTTATTCACCAAGAAGGTCTGTGCGGCTATTGTGAAAGCGAGTAGACGAGAGAGCCAGCCGAAAGGTTGGCTCTTTCTTCGTGCCGGGAAATTGAAATTGGAGCTCCGCTCAAACAGAATAACAAAACCAGGAATCCAAAAAAGAAAATCCGCCGCGGTCGCTTAGTATTTGACTTGGCTGCCCCAATCGTGATAGGCTCGTAGTGTCCAGCCCGCAAGGGGAAGCCTCTAACAAATCGAGAGGAGGAGAAATGACCAAGTTTGTTTTTGCGAAAGCACAAGGCGAAGGTTTTCTCCGAGTAGATAAGAACGAGTTCAAATTCGTTACTGCCTACCGAGCATTTGCCAAGCACAACGATTTCGTCTGGTTAGACGAATACGACGCCAGCGACTTTCTAGTTGAGTTGCGTCAGCGTGGAGTGAAGTTTGAAGTAGTTCAGACCGCTCTCTAAGTTCCACAACCCGAGCAAGTTGTAAAAAGGCTCACCACAACCAAGAAGAAAAGAGAAACAAATGGCAACGATAATCCATACTCTCGCTATGCTTTCAGGAGATACCACCGTTCCGGCGGACTTGCTTTCTGAAAACGCCGAGTTGGTAAAAATGGTTTCAGATGGAAAATCATACAGAGAACTCTTAGAGTTCATCAACGAAAATTGGTAATCACTGCCCCCTAACTTCGGTTAGGGGGTTTTTCGTTGAAATTGAAATTTGAGCTCCGCTCAAACAGAATAAGAAAACCAGGAATCCAAAAAGAGAAACCGACGCGACCATCCTTGACTTGTCTTGCGATGTGCCGTAGACTTGAAGAGCGGAGCCAACCAATCCGCAAGGAGAAACAGATGAACCACGAAATTATCGACACTTGGTATGAGTCAACCAACGACTACCGAGCCGCTTGTAGTTGCGGAGCAATCTTCGCTAACGATGCTAGAAATAGTCTAGAGCACATCATCGCCGTAGTCAAAAGTGAACTTTCTCTTGCTACCGACTTCTACAAGTCAATGGCACTAGACGATGACCTAGATGCCAACTACCGCCAGACTCAGTTTGAGACTGCTTGCGACATCACCGACCGCGTGTTCAATAAAGAAGAAGGCACTACACTCGACGAGCACCGAGACGAGTAAAAGACCACCTAGCCCTGCTACTTGAAGGAAGTAGTGGGGCTAGGTTCTTGCGGCCGGAAATTGAAATTTGAGCTCCGCTCAAACAGAATAAGAAACCCCTGAATCCAAAGAAAAAGCCGGCGACGCTGCGGTGTTTGACTCGGCTCACCCGACAGCGTAGACTGGAAGAGCGGACACAACCAGCCGCAAGGAGAAGATACAAATGTCCACCAAAACGACATTTTCAGACCTAACTGAAAACCCACCGAAGAACGCCGACAAGGTTGCCTATCTTGCCGAATGGTCTACCAACTACGACGCACGAAAAGGAACGCCGTTTATGTTGTTCCTCGACCTAATCGGTTTCAGCGAAGAGTATTTTGGCACTACGCAGACCACCATTCACAGCGAGATTACTGGCTTTCTTGAGGCAGGACTAATTGGCGAAGCACTTGTCCAGTTTTCCGACCACCCGCAAGATGTAGTGAACTACTGCCAGCAACTTGTAAACGCCGAGCAGTAACCCCAAGACCGCCCTGCCACTTTCCCCCAAGTGGCAGGGCTCTCGGCGTGCGGCCGAAAATTGAAATTGAGCTCCGCTCAAACAGAATAATTTTCTTTTGTTGTCCAAAGAAAAAAGCCCGCGGTGACCTCCTTGACCAATGTCACCCTGTTCGGCTAAACTGAAAGAGCGGAGCCGACAAATCCGCAAGGAGAAAACACCAGATGAACGATGACAACACTACCCAAACAGAGCGGAACGCCGTCTTTGCTGTGGAGGCTCTAGCCGAGGTCTTCGGCAGAGAACTCCGCTCGTACGAGTACGACTTCTTTCTCGTCAAGTGCTTCAACCACCCAGAGATTGACCCACTTGCGACCAAGTGCCTCACCGAGCCTGTCCACTACGCGGAGCAGAACTTTGAGAACCTTCAAGCAAAACTCCGCGAGTTGTTTCTTATCCGCCGACCGAACAGCGACCCAGAGACTCCGCCGTTCTAGCCAAGACCGCCCTGCCACTTCCCCCGAGTGGCAGGGTTTTGGTTTGCTCGGTGGAAATTCAATTTGGGCTCCGCCCACGCAGAATAACTTTGCACCCCGTTCTCGCTCGGTTCGCAAGCTGCCGCGATCTTTGCGGCTCGATAGCTGAACGCTCCTTCGTCGCTTTTCAGCCTCGCCGCTGCAGACGCCGGCAGCGCGCTCACCTCTCGCTCGGCTCCCCGGCTGCCGCGATCCTCCCAGGCTGCGAGCTGCCCGGCTTCGCTTCGCTCAGACAGGGCAGCGCCTTGCCTGGCTCGGACGCTGGCGGCCGGCTCGCTTGTCGCCGGACTGCGTACCGAAATTGAAATTCGCACTCCGTGCAAACAGAATAACTTTCTTCGTTCTCTGAAGAAAAAAGCGCCGACCCTGCCGTTCTTGACTTATCTCACCATCTATGGCAGACTAGACTTACAACTGAATAGCGAGGCTCGCTACCCCCCAAGGCGAGCCTCGCACCACCCATCTGTTCACGAACAAAGGAAAATCCTTATGCTCAAATACATACCAATCAGTTTCGTTACTATCGTTTGCTGGTCGCTAGCGACTATCACGCAGAACGGAGTAACCCGATACTCCGTCATTGGCGACCTAGAAAGTGCCGAACGCCTACTAGGTGCTATGTGGCTATTCACTCTCGCAAGTCTAGTAATGCTCACCACTCTCGCCCTAATGCTTGTGTTCGACCTACGCCGAAAGTCAGCCTATCCAATGGAAGTCTGCTCAAGCGAATGCGACAAGAAGTGTGCGGACAACAACCACTACGAGTGGAACAACTAACCACCGACCACCTAGCCCTGTCTATTCCCCCAATAGGCAGGGCTAGGCTTTTGTGGCCGAAAATTGAATTCGAGCTCCGCTCAAACAGAATAAAAAGACCTTGTTCTCCAAAGAAAAAAGCCGCGCCGTTCCCTGTTCTTGACTTACTTCACCAAATCCCGTAGACTGAAAGTGCGGAGCCAACCAATCCGCAAGGAGAAATAAGATGAACGAAAAGCCCGAAGTTACTCTTGACGAACTACGAGAGAACCTAAACAACAACCCACAATTCGACATTGACCTAGCCCAAACGCAAGTGTGGCTAATCGGCAAAGATGTCGAACGCTCGGTAGCGGATGCGGTAAACCAACTAGAAATCGGGACACTTGCCACCGAGAAGTTAGCCGACATTGTAAAAATCCAACTACCGACCCTGAAAAAAGTTGTTGAACTTATGTCGTTAGTTGCCTTCTACGACAGCTCAATCGGCAAACCATTTATGACCAGCGTTCTTCAACGCAATCTTGTTCAGCACAGGGTAGTCAGCGAAGATTAGCCGAACCACCGAGAGCCTAGCCGAAAGGTTAGGTTCTCGGTCTGCGGCCGAAAATTGAATTCGCGCTCCGCGCAAACAGAATAAAAGAACCCTTCACCCAAAGAAAAAAGCCGCGCCGTTTCCCGTTCTTGACTTATCTCACCCGTTCCTGTAAACTGAAAATGCGGGTAAGACCAACCCGTAAGGAGAAGATTATGTCCAAATACACGCCCGAACAGGAAAAGGAAATGGTGAACAACGCCGTTTTTGACCTACTCACTCTTTTAGAGCGAGAAGTTTTGGAATACAACAAGAGTTTCGCAGACTACTTTGTTGAACTTGTTGAGAAGAACGACACTGAGAAGCTGAAAGAAGTTGCCCTTGTTTTTGCCAAAGGCGTAAAGCAAGACGCAGACCTACACGAAATCACCACCGCCGTAGTTGCTAATGGCAAACTATCGCTACGCAACGCACTCGCTATGGCGGATTGGCAACTACAAAGCCAAATCACCGAACGCCACTACGACACCTACTTAGCCCACTTAGGCTAACCAGACCCCTAGCCCTGCTACTTATCCCCCAAGTAGCAGGGTTAGGCTTTTGCGGCCGGAAATTGAATTTGCGCTCCGCGCAGACAGAATAACAATTTATTACATTCCGACTCCCCCACCCTTGCGCCGTCTCACTTAGCACACACAACCACAAGCACGGTGTATCATATATACATGAAAAACAATCTTCCAGCCCACGTCAAAGAGTCCATCGACAACGTCATTGCCCTGCACGATCGATACCTGTCCGGTACCCTAAATCTCAAAGCACTTAGTCCGGTAGCCCTGATCGACCTTGAAAGAGATTTCCAGGTAGCCGACAAACACTTGGACTACATCGACTTACGCGGCCTGTCGGACCTCAGGCAGCTGATCCTGTCCGCCGCTACCAGTATCTAACAATCTAGGTACGCCAAATACTTCCGCCGTTCAATCCGTTTTGACTTAGCACGGTCTTGGTGTACACTATTAAAACGTCTTGAATCCGTTCAAGGCCAGGGAGAACCCAACAAGTAACGACCGAGTACTAACTCATAAAACCAGGAAAGGTAGGTCGCCAGATGAAAAGGTTACTAACGATTGGAGCACTGGTACTGCTCTTGGCCTCATGTAGCACAGCTACATCAGTCCAACCAGCCAGCGCCGCAATTAAACCAACACCAATACAACTGAATATCGAAAATGCGCTGTCGAAGAGCACGCCCTTATCTTCGGTCCTCCACGGATCTATAGTCAAGGCTAAGAAACTTCAGCAACAGCAGCGCACAGTCCAAAAGCAATTCGCCAACAAAGGCAAGATCGCTACCCTAGTCAAGAAGGTAACGAAGTACAAGAACAAGACATGGTATGTCTTCTCCGGTTCTTCTCCTCGAGGCTGGGACTGCTCTGGTCTCGTGCGGTGGGCCTATGGACAAGTGGGAGTAACACTCGACCACTCTGCTACTCGACAAATGCGCTCAGGCAAAGTTGTCAAGCAGCCGATGGTCGGAGACATTGTTGCCTTCTACTACGGAAGTGGTAAACGATCTTTCCACGTCGGTATCTATACCGGCAATGGCAAGATGATCCACGCCTACTACGCAGGTACTCGTACCCGTATAGATTCCGTAGCCGGTGTTGCTAAAGCAAACTGGGCCAAAGTCAAGTACGTCCGAATCTTGGACACCTTGCCAGAGGATCAGCAGACCTTTGCAATGAAACATGGGCAACTAGCTAAGGTGGAACAGCCATAGTGCTGCTTAGCTGAATAGGCTCTTAGCCTAAACAACTAAACATACGGTAGCCCTTGCTAAAGATCATCTGATCCTTAGCAGGGGCTACTTCTTTATGGTATGATGTTTATACAAACGTACGGAAGATATATCATGGACCTAATCATCTTTATAGCTGGCCTGACCTTAGTGGCCTTAGTTATAGCCTCAATGGTTATCGGAGCGTTAATGCTCCTTGCAGCCTTTATTGGCGCACCATCCGGTGACTATGACTTTGATCTATCCGATGACGACCTCTTGTAGATAGGACTATCCTTATGGAAACCATCATTGCAATACTCTTTGCTGCCGTTGGAGCAGGATGCGGTGCCGCATACCTCTCCATCCGTCGACTTCGTCGCACTACCAAGCTCCAGCCGCTCCTTGGGGTCGTTGCCCCTCAGAAGGCGCAGGACGCCCCAGAATCGACTAAAACCGTTAGAAAGGTTAAATAGTATGTCTCGACTACTTTACGCCCTCAGAGAGGTCGTCTGGTCCGCTGTGCTTGCGGTGGCCTTCGCGGGCCTTGCTATCGCTTTCGCAATCTTTGCCCCTGCTTCGCTTGGCCTGACGATCGCTTTCGCTTCTGCTTCGATCACATCAGCTCTTCTCGCCCAGCGAGCATAGCTTATGCTAAAATCTATATACACCCCTAAACACTAAGGAACCTCATGTCTGATGAACTCAAGCCGTTACTAGGCTCTATCGAACCTGTCCCTGCTTCTGAACCAGAAGTCGTTGAGGAGAAGATCGATGCGGTCGATGAATCTCCAGAACTTCCAACACCTCCAACACCGAAGCCTTTGCCAATCCGTGTCTCAGTTCCTGTAGCTGTCGACATCGATGCGGTCAAGGATGCTTTGCCTCAGCCGGCTGGCCCAGCCGTTGTGGGCAATGGAGAAGTAGATGAAGTCAAGCTTTCAGCTTGCGTCTACCAGAACACCAGTTCCCAGAAGTCGCTTACGGTGCACCACCTTCAGCGTCGTCTGATTGAGCTTGGCTTTGCTGAAGCCGGTCTTGATAAAGATGGCTACTATGGAGGAGCTACCAAAGCCGCTGTTCGTAACTTCCAAGCTTCTAAAAAGCTTGACGTTACTGGCGTCATGGATGCGGTGACCTTCAAAGCCGTCTTCAAAGGTGACCCTAACGTCAAGGTGATCCTCTAAGCCGTTGCGCGCACGCACGCAGCCGGCAGGACTGGAGTTGAACTTTTTGTGTCTATTCAATAAAGAATCTAACTTCAAGTCAGCTATCGCTCCTACTCGAGCTTCGACTATCGTCGAGGACATTCGTCCCGCTCTCGTAAAAGCAATCACTGCCTTGCAGGCACAGCCTGTATCACTAAATATACACATGACTGGAGTTGAACTCGATGGCTAAAAGCCTGATGGAACAGATATCTTTGATGAGCCCAGAGCAGCAGGCTCTTGCCTTACAAGGCATGGACCCTGATATCCTGCTCTGGGACTGGTCAGTCTGGGGCAGGCCTGAGCAGCAGGCACCTGAAGGTGACTGGGCCATATGGGCATACATCGCTGGTCGTGGTGCTGGCAAGACCAGGACTGCTGCTGAGTGGGTAAGAGAGCAGGCCAAGTACACAACAGAGGGACAGCGTCGCTTCGCCCTTGTTGCTCGTACAGCAGCAGATGTTCGTGACGTTATTGTTGAAGGTGAGTCTGGCATTATGAATGTGACTCCTCCTAGTGAACGCCCACTCTATGAACCTTCCAAGAGAAGGTTGACCTGGCCCAATGGCAACACTGCCACCTGCTTCACAGCAGACGAGCCTGACTCACTTCGTGGTCCTCAGTTCACTCACGCCTGGGGCGATGAGATTGCTGCCTGGCGTCAGACCCCTGACGCAGCAGGCATGACTGCTTTTGACAACCTTCGTGTTGGTACTCGTCTTGGTAGTCACCCAAAGATTATGGTGACCACTACACCCAAGAGAGTACCTCTGCTCTACAAACTCATCGAGGAATCTAAGACAGGTCGAGTAGTTATCACTCGTGGTTCTACTCTCGACAACTCAGGTAACCTATCAGGTGCCTACCTCGACGCCATCACTGGCGTCTACGCAGGCACACGCCTGGCTGCCCAGGAACTCTATGGTGAGATGCTTGATGATGTCGAAGGAGCCCTCTGGACAGAGGAGCTCATCGAACAATATCGAGCATCGTTCATGCCTCAAGGCACTCCACTTCGTATCATTGGAGTGGACCCATCAGTGGCAGAGAACCCACGTGATGAGTGTGGCATTGTTGTCTGTGCTGCCACATCAGACAGGGACCTCTACAAGAGGCAGGCCTGGGTCCTGGAAGATGCTTCCATCCTTGGCTCTCCAGAGAAGTGGGCTAACGAAGTTGTTCGTATGGCCCGGAAGTGGGGCTGTCCTGTTGTAGCAGAAGTGAATCAGGGTGGAGCCCTGGTTCGCAATGCTATCAATGCTATCGACCCCAACATCAAAGTGTTGGAGGTCCATAGCAAGCATGGTAAAGCACTTCGTGCTGAGCCTGTGACCCTTGCTTATGAGCAAGGTCGTGTTCACCACGTTGGCTACCTTCCTGACTTGGAAAGTCAGATGTACTCCTGGGTACCAGGAGAAGGTAAGTCACCAGACAGAGTAGATGCTATGGTCCACGCTATGACTGCCTTACTTATCAAGCCTCCAATGGGATTCTCTGGAGGAAAGATTACTGCTCGCTCCATGGGAGCTCGCAGAATCGATAATGGCAAGCCTAATCGTGGTGGAGGCTTCTTTCGCGTTCGCTAAAGCCTCCCACACTTATATAACTGGAGTTGAACTTTAGTCACGCAGTATCAGGCTTCGCCTGATGCTCGCTGGTCGCTCGCTGAGACTTCGCTTCGCTCAGGCTCTTTTTATTTCTCGCCAAAGGCTCGAAAGGTCTTTGTCTGTGCTACGCACATACTAAGACTGGAGTTGAACCTAGCCGATACCTAAACCGATACAAAGAAAAGCCCCCGCTTTTGGCGGGGGCTTCTCGGTGGCTTGTTAGAGAACGTTGCCCTTGTTTGCTTCTTCTCTTGCTTTTACTGCCATCTCACTCCAATTGAGTTTGTCTAGGTAGCCCTGAGCGTTGCTTAGGAACTTCTCCAAGTCTGCCCCTGCTGGCATTGTGTATACGCCATCTAGGAACATAAGTGAAGCCTCAAAGAACGAGATGATTTCTACAATCTCACCCTGTAATTCAGTGTTGGTTAGGTGCTTTGGCATTTACTACTCCTTTGGTTGTGGCTTGTCTGGGTGACTTGCCTAAGGCAAGTCTAATGCCTATTCAACAATCAAGTCAAGTCTATTTGGTAACGATTTGATAACGCTGGCTAATCCGTCTACCTAATCCGTCTAACACTTTGGGCTTGGGCTTGGGCTTGGGCTTGGGCTTGGGCTTGGGCTTGGGCTTGGGCTTGGGCTTGGGCTTGGGCTTGGGCTTGGGCTTGGGCTTGGGCTTGGGCTTGGGCTTGGGCTTGGGCTTGCTGGCTGGCTGGCTGGCTGGGCTTGGGCTGGCTGGCTGGCTGGCTGGCTTGCGGTGGCGTGTTTGGCTGGGCTGGGCTTGGGCTGGCTGGCTTGCGGTGGTGTGTCTTGGGCGTGTGCCTAATCCGTTTATGTAATCCGTCTATGTTTTGTGTTTGTGTTTGTGTGTCTAGTTTGGTTGGGCTGGGGCTGGCTGGGGCTGGGCTGGCTGGTGGCGTGTGTGTATGCGGTGGCGTGTCTTGGGCGTGTGTGTATGCGGTGGCGTGTCTTGGGCTGGCTGGGCTGGTGGCGTGTGTGTATGCGGTGGCGTGTCTTGGGCTGGCTGGGCTGGGCTTGGGCTGGCTGGGCTTGGGCTGGGTAAAGCAAAACCCCCGCTGATTAGGCGGGGGCTCGCTGGCTGGCTGGTTAGTCTTTTTTGACTACTAGGGGATAGATAGCAAAAATAATTCCAGACACTAGCAGACACACAAAGGAGAGAACCAAATCAAAGAGTATCCAACTACCCTGAATTGTTCTCTCCAATTCGCTCTCGCCTAGTGTTGTGATAGTGAGTAAAGCACCAACAAAAGAACCTAGACCAATCGCAATTGCTAGACCTAGAATTCGCACCATTAGTTTTTCCATTTTGTTACCTTTCGTTGTGGGCTGGCTGGTTGCCTACCCGATACCTAAAAACCTAGCAACAAATTGGCAACTTGTCTAGGTTATTTGGACAAATTGGCAGACTTTTTTGATAACAAATTGGTAACAGAAATTCACCAATTAACATCAGGAAACGAATTTGGCGAACCCGAAATTATACTACTTCCAACTCGCAGGCCAAAGCCTAAAAAAGTTAATGTATCATTCTTTCGTACAGTACGTAAACATTGCACGAAACTATGATACAATAGTTCCATGTCCAGAAGATACGCACGACTCCAGTCCCTCCCCGAAAAAGAGGTGGCCTTCATCAACTCCCTCTCTGGAACCAACCTCCACAAACGCTCCTCCGCCCTATATCACGCTGGCTGGACGTTGGCCTCAATCGGTGACGCCCTCTCCCCTACCCGCACCCGTTCGACAATCAAGTCCTGGGTTGATCGTTACCCTAACCCGTCTGTTAAAGATCTTACTGACGTCGACGTCCCTATCCCTCGTCTCCGCACCCCTGAAGGTGGATACCAACGTCTGACCCCCGTCTCCCCCGGAGTCCCGCCCCACACCGAAGAACGTCTCCGCGACCTAGCTCCTCAAGCCCGCCTCTTCCGCCACCGCATGCCCGCCGGCCACCCCTACGCCAAAGCCAACGAGGAAATGAACCAACTAGTGCTCGAACTCCGCGCCAACGACGTCTCTATTGCCGACATTGCCCGCGCTGCCAACGTTACCCACCGCGCAATCGCCCGACGTTTGCAAACCCTCCAACAAAGTAAGGTAGACTAACCGTATGCAGATTCTCTACGACGTATTTCCAGCGCACTTTGTCATTGCCGCTCCCAACACCTATAGCGACGTCCAGAGTATGTCATCTTCACCTCCGTCCGCCGACGCCTACTATCTGCAGAAGACCCGCGTTATTGTTACCGACGTTGAGATTGTTGTTGCGCAGGACGGTCCTGGCGGCCCTCAGATTATGTTCAAAGAGCCGTACGAGTCCTTCGTAAAATCTGGACGTCCAGAGTTAGACACTTACGTTGTTGCCAAGTCCGGCAAAACCATCGCCTTTAAGAAAGACACCAACTGCGGCTGCGGATCCACCCTGCGAGGCTGGAACCCATACCGCACCCTCAGCTCCATGAAGGATCCGAGTGCTTAATACAACCGCCCCCGACCTTTTCCACTTTATTCTTCTATCCTTAGCGACGTACCGCCTGGCACGTCTGTTCACGATAGACACAATCTTTGATTCCCTACGTCAAGCCATTTGGCGACGTAAGGGACCAGAGACCCTAACGGGTTACTTATTTACATGCGTGTGGTGTATGTCCATATGGTTCGGATCACTCCTTACAATCTGGTATACAATAGATACAGCAACAGCGGTAATATTCAGTTTGCCGCTAGCCCTTTCGGCAGTTGCAGGAATAATAACCGCACGGGTTGATTAGTAACACCGTTCCGTTATAAATGACAGGAGCCGATTTTGGGCGTTTTTAGCCGTAACCAGAGAGCCGCTAACTCTCAACCGCTGCGTGCGTCAGCTATCCCTACGCCAGCTGCAGCACTCCCACCTAACTCAGTATTCTTGAGCGAGCAGGGCCGCGCAACCGCCGCCGCCTACTCCGTACTCCGCCCGCTTGTTGCCGCGGCCGTACAAGTAAACCTAAACGACAAGGGCGAAGCAGACCGCTTCAAAAACCGTCGCATTGCACAATCTTCTAGCTGGCAGACCGAAGCGTGGGAATACTACGACGCGATTGGTGAAGTCAAGTACGCCTTCAACCTAGTTGCCTCGGTTGTATCTCGTATTCGTCTTTACGCAGCTATTGTTCAGGACCCATCAGAGGCCCCGAAGCCAGTTCGCCAGGTTGCGAACCTTGACCCAGACCTAGCTCAGGCTGCAGAACGCGCCCTGATTCGTCTAGACAGCGCCTACGGAGGCCAGGCAGGCTTGCTCCGCGACGCTGCCCTAAACCTTCTTACCACCGGTGAGTGCTACCTAGTTCAGATGCCTGTACTTCCAGGTACCGGAACTCCTGAATCTTGGGACATCCGCTCCGTTGACGAGCTAAGCATGGACGCAAAAGGCAACTACATCATTGCCGGACGTCGCGAATACCAGGCTGGCACCTCGACCATGAACGGAAATGCTCGCGGAGCTCTCCGTCTACCTAAAAATGCGTTCGTTGGACGTATTTGGCGTGCTCACCCACGTTACTCAGACGAGGCAGACTCAAGCCTACGTGGCCTTTTGGACATGTGTGCCGAGCTTTTGCTCCTAAACCGCACCTTCCGTGCCACCGCACGCTCCCGTTTGAACGCTGGAGCCCTATATTTGCCTGATGGACTGTCTGTAGCGGCCACTCCGGACCCAAATTACCCTTATGAAGACGAAGATGGCCTATATTCTGACCCAACTCCGGAAGAAATGGCCGATGAGTTCGAAGATCAGCTAATTGACGCTATGACCACCCCAATTCGCGACGAAGACAGCGCTTCAGCCGTTGTTCCGCTTGTAATTCGTGGTCCAGCCGAGCTTGGCGACAAAATTAAGCAGTTTAAGTTCGAAAGAAGCTTCGACCCAGCCCTTGCACAGCGTGCAGACCGCGTTTTGGAGCGAATTTTGCAAGGTTTGGACGTTCCGAAGGACATTGTGACCGGTTTGGCCAATGTTAAATACTCAAACGCCCTCCAAATCGACGAAGCACTCTACAAAGCACACATTGAACCTCTAATGTTGCTCATTGCAGACGCTTTGACCGTTGTTTACCTCCGTCCTTACCTAATTGCGAACGGCTACAGCGAAGCTGACGTTGACCGAATCGTAATTTGGTACGACCCAAGCGCCGTTGCTACCCGAAACGACCGTGCGATGGACGCAGACAACGGTTTCGACCGCATGGCAGTGTCTTTCCAGACCTGGAGACGTGCTCACGGCTTCTCGGAGGCAGATGCACCTAGCCCAACAGAGCTTGGACTACGTATTTTGCTTGAGAAGGGTATGATTACGCCTGAACTCAGCGAAGCAATGCTTGCAGCAGTTGCTCCAGAGATTATTGAAGCCGCACGTCAGGCTCAGCAGGGCACTTCAGTAGGTCCAATCCCAGATGACCTGTCTCAAGCACTTCAGGGACAGACACCGACTGCACCTGCAGCCGAAGGGGCTCCCGCTGAAGAAGCTCCAGCCCCGGCACCTCTAGCTGAAGAGTCACCAATCCAGCTAGCTGAACCAACTACCACCGAATCCGAAATCCCCCAGTAAGGAAAAATAAATTATGAATCCAGAAGGACCAGACAACTACAGCAAGGAAGGGTTGGCGCAAAAGCTCGCCATGCTTCTTGGCACCACGGTTGTTGCTCAATATATGGCCCACGGCTACCACTGGAACGTCAAGGGGCCTGAGTTCACTCAGTTCCACGACTTCTTTGGTGAGATCTACGAAGATTGGGCAGGAGAAGAAGACCGCATTGCTGAGTACATCCGCATTGTTGGCTATGACGCTCCACACTCACTGCAGGAGTTCCTAGCACTAGCGTGCCTAGA